GCAGGGCCTGAAGGCTGCGCTCGACGCCGCCGGCACGGACCCGGCGAAGCTCGCTGCGCTGTCGGCTTCGATCGAAGAGAAGACCGCAGCGCTGGCCAGCGCTGTAACGACCAACACGCCAGCCGCCTGACCGAGTACCATCGGTCTAGCAGTTGAACACGGGGTGGCCAACGGCCACCCCTTTTCGTTGGGGAACCCAGTGCTGACCTTGACCCAGTTGATCGCGTGCGAAGTGAACCCATCCATCGCGCGCACGTTCGTCGATCCGCTCAACGCGACCTTCGATCGCTTCGAGATCACGACGGCACGCCGCATGGCAATGTTCCTGGCAGAGGGTGGTTTCGAGTCGGTCCACTTCACGCACCTCGAGGAGAACCTGTACTACAGCAGCCCGATGCGAATTGCCCAGGTCTTCGGATCGAAGTTCACTGGGCTGGCCGACGCGGCTCGCTTCACCAAGAATCCGCAGGGGTTGGCCAACAAGGTCTACGCCAACAAGAATGGGAACGGTGATGAGGCCAGCGGTGACGGCTGGAACTACCGTGGCCGCGGGGTGTTCCAGCTGACCGGCATAGCCAACTACAAGGCTGCTGAAGACGCGCTTGGAGTGGCGTACACTTCGACCCCAGAACTGGTGATCGAGCCCGAGCACGCATGCCTGACCGCAGGTTGGTACTGGACGTCGCTGAGACTCAACACGGCGGCGGACCAGGGTGATGTCGACTGGGCTACTCGATCGATCAATGGACGCGCGATGCTCGGGAAAGAAGAGCGCCGACTCGCGTACAGCAGCTACCTCACCGCTCTAACCTGAAAGGCAATCATGGACACCCTTCTCTCCTTCCTGAACCTGAACGTCATCGGATCCCTTGGGATCGGTGGCGCCGTCGGCTTTGCCATTCGTGGCCTGCTCGACGCGCGCAAGGCCAACGAGGATCAGATCCTCATCAAGGTGGCCAGCGAAGCCCTGTCCAAGCTGGCGAAGAATCGCAAGCCGAACCAAGACCAACTCGACGCCGCAGCCGCTGCCGCTGCCGCTGAAGAAGCGCAGATCAAGGCCCTGCAAGCGAAGGCCGCGTCGCTGCTGTCATGACGCTCGAGATCCGGTTGATCCTGATCGCAGTCCTCGCAGTGGGGCTGCTGGCTGGGTTCAACCGTTTCATCGCCAGCGAGCGCGCAGCCGGTGCAGCCGAGTGCCGCGCAGCCCAGGCGAAGGTCGATGCGGCTGCAGCCGACCGCCACGAGAAAGCAGCACAGGAGATCACACGTGAGTCAGCAAAGATGGAAGCGAAGCGTGTGGACGATGCTCAGTCCCTCGCTGTTGCTGGTAGCAGGCTGCGCGACCGATATGCCGCAGCCATCCAGCCAAGCAGCAATCCCGCCTCTGCCGCAGTCGGCGCGCCAGCACCCGCGGCCCCCGTACTGTCAACCGACATGTTCGGAGCAGCTGAAGAAAGACTTCGATTCCTGGCTGCAGAAGCAGACCGCAGCCGAGACGAAGGAACCGACTGCGAGCGGCGTTACGACTCGCTGAAGGAGTAAACGATGGCAGGCAAGAACTTCATCGCCAAAGCGATCAAACGCCCCGGTCAACTGCACAAGGACACCGGCACACCGATGGGTCAGAAGATCCCTCAGTCGAAGATCAAGGCAGCGGAGAAGAAGGGTGGCGCTGTCGGTAAGCGCGCCCAGTTCGCCGAGACGCTGGCCAAGCTCAGACCGAAAAAGTAGGCACGCCAGCCCGGCGCGCTGCGTCGAGCCAGACGTCATCGTGGGGCGCACCGCGCCAGCCTGGGAGCCATGGGCCACCCAGCGTGAAGTGCGCGATGCCGCGCCCCGCGTTTTCCAGCGCGCATTCCTGCTCACCGACGAGCCAGTTCCATCGGGCATCGAGCCTGCCGATCTCGTTGTCGTTGAGCCAGTAGAACCCATGCAGGTCGCGGCCAGGGCGCTCGTTGATGTCGCGCAGTGACAGCCGCCAGTTGGCTGGGTGCAGGCAGTCGAAGAGCATGACGCTGGACCAGTTCTTGCGCGGGTAGACGGTCTGCTTCTGGTTGACCATCTTCCAGCCGTCCTTGGGTAGGTAGTCGTGCTTCACGACGTACACCGGGAACCCAGGATCGATCTCGGTGAGCATCGTGCGCGGGTCCTCGAGGAAGACCACGTCGCAGTCCGTGAAGAGCGCCCAACGCTCCTGGCAGATCAGCGGCACGAGGAACCTGCTCACAGCGAACTCGGTGGACTTCGGCGCGTTGCTGACCAGATCGTAGGGTTGCCCACCCCGCTTGTCGGTGATGCGAGTCAGCATCCCCTGAGCGATCAGCTTCGAGGCCACGAGCAGTTCAGGCTGCGGAAAGTCACTGACTCGCTCCAGCGAGTGCTGGGCGGTCATGACCGCCGCATGTTCGTTGTGGTCGTAGCCGATGTAGAACTTCATCTCACGCCTCTCCAGTACGCCTCTTCTCGGCGATGCTTCAGATCCATCCGGCGCGAGCGGCCGGTGCGCTTGCGCTCACCCTTCAGGTGGTCCATCACGGTCCCAAGGATACCGTTGACGAACGGATGCCCGGTCTTGTGGAACTCCCCCGACAACGAATGCCACGGGGCACCCATCCGATCGACGGCCGCTTGTAGCGCATGGCAGTCCGTCCAGGCGTTCAATCCGAACAACGTGTCCTCGGTGTAGAGATGCTTGAACGCAGCCAGAAGACGAGGTGTGCACTCGTGCCGCATGTTGAACATGATGAACCCGGTTTCCGGGTACTTGTGCGATCGCCACAACCATGACAGCGCCGCTTCTGGCGGCAGCAGCTTGGCCAAGAACTCTTCGCTCACCGGGGCGTGGGTGACGATGTCGGCATCAGCCCAGATCAGCACGTCGGCTTGCGTGTCGGTGGCGGCATCGGTCATCGCTGCCACCTTGTGGCTGAACCGCACAGCATCGAAGAGCATCTGGTAGGGCTTGGCGTGGACGATACCGTTGTGCAAAGGGTTGGTCCGATGCCGCAACTTGAACTCTGTCAGCCATCGTGGGAGGGAACGGATGTCATGCAGCGTAGGCAGCTTCGGATCGAACCCTTCAGCGTATAGCGTCAGGTTGACCGACTTCGGCCAATGGCGTGCGAACGTCATGGCCATGCGCCGACCATATGCCATCCACCCGTTGGCGCTGCAGGTGGTCACGACTTGGTAGGTTGTCATTGCGTCTCCGCAAGGATGAACGGGGTCTCGAGCCCCATGCTGCTGCGCATCTCGGTGAAGCGCTGCTCCCACCACACCATCGGTTTGAGTGTGACGTGCAGGTTGACGTCGGTACCGGGGAACGTCTTCTTGGCGGGCCGGCAGCACACGGAAGCCCAGATCGCTTTGTCGGCGAAGAGGAACAGATCACCGATCACCTGCTCGAGTTCCGACTCGGGCACGTGCTCGAGAACGTCACTGCACAACACGATGTCGTGCTTCCCATAGGGTCGCTCGTCATGCGCGGGGAACGCCGGGTCGTAGAGTTTGACGTGCCACCACTGCATGCCCCAATGGCGATGCAAACGGTGCGGCGCCTTGTACTGCTCACCGCGGCCACAGCCGTAGTCCAGCAGCGTGACCGCTTTGTACTTCCGCACCAGATGCCGGATCTCATCCTTGTGCGACAGGATCGCGAAGCCTGGAAAGTGCACACCATCAGCCGCCATCTCGCGGTACTGGCTGATCAGGCTGTGGTCGTCGTCATTGGGCATAGACCCTCCGATAGAAACCGATCCACTCATCGAGGTACCCCAGCGTGATGTGGGTGGATCGGAAACCCCCGCGGGTCAAGGCGCGATTCAAGTCGATGGGCTCGCCACCGGAGCGCTCGTCGCGCACCATAGGATTAGTGGCGTACGGTGGCAGACGCAGCACCAGCAGATCGCTGCAAAACGGAAGCATCTCGCTCAGCACGACCTCGGGCTTGCGCAGCTTGTGCAAGATCGCCAGCATCAGCACCACGTTGTACGTCCGTTTGGGACGCCATTCGTCCATGTCACCTTGTTCGAACGTGATCGGGAGATCGCCGCGCAACTCGTTGGCTGCAGCGATCGCTTGCGGTCGGATCTCGACCCCATGGATGGCGACGGCACCGTGCTTGATCAACTCGATGTCGATGAGCCCTTCGGCGCAACCGAGATCCAGCACGGTCTTGCCAGCGACGTTTTGCAGCAGGTAGGTTAGCCCCTGCATCTGCTGGTCGACCGTTCGGTCGCCAACCTCTCCCCTCACAGGGAACCAGTGTTTGTGCGGCTTAGCCACGCCCATGCCTTTCCTTGTTTCAACTCCTCCAGGGTCCATTGATTATCCGCCAAGACTTGAAAAGCGTGTAGCCTTTGGTCCTTGGTTGGGTCGGTCGACATTACCCAGTCAGCCAAAGCATGGCGTGAGTCGGTGACCACCGACACCCCGTGCAGCAGCGCCGTGATCGCCGCCGCTGACGTGTGGGTCACGAGCCGATGGGCGTCTGCCAGATCCTCGGGCAGTGTCTTGGCAAGCTCGTGCTTGTTGGCCGACCATGACCGGATCTTGATCTCGCGGGTCGGCCACGTGTTGGCGCACAACCGTACGGTCTCGGCTAGCCAATCGCCGTGGTAGCCGATCGTCAGTTCCATGTGGACGTCTGACTGCGGCACGATCAGGATGTGGCCCTCGTCGAGATCTTGGAACGGTTTGATCTTCGGATCGAACCCACCGAAGATGGCGCGCAGCCGGGCGCCTGACGACAGGTCGCGCCCGTGATACTGCAGGTCATTCTTGGTCACGCGGAAATGCGTGTGGCGCGAGTCATCGAAATAAGAGTTGTCGATGTAGTAGTACGGTCGACCGCTCTTCAACACCTGCCGCCACGTGTTGACGTTGCCCGGCACGATGCCGCTGAACACCGCGGCATCCTCGGTGCACCCACGGCGCATGGCGCCTTCGATGAAGAACTGGCAGAGTTCGAACGACTTGCGCTTGCCAGGGACCGGGTACGCGTTCATGACCATTTCGCTTCTCCCAGGTGAGCCAGCATGCGAGCCAGCGGCTCACCGGTGGCGATCTCTTCGAAGTGCCACTGCCCGTGCGCCATCTTGTGCAGGGCTTTGGCGCGAGCTTCGTCGCTGTCTTTCGGTGGGTGTTTGATCAGGCCCAGGTTGAATCGCCAAGCCCCATCAGAGCAGATCCAATGGGGCGCGTCGAAGAAGACTGGGTAGCCTTCCACCATGGCGCGCACACCGCTGCCGCTGGACCAGATCACGCAGCTGCGCGCTTTCTTCAGGTCGTCCGTCAGCGCTGTCTTGGGCTTGAAGTTGCCAGGGTGTTGACGCAGTTTGGTCGGCACACCGTTCGCCGAGAGTTTGGTCGCGATACGCTCGGCCCACTGCGATGGACTCGCCATCAAAGGTGTGCCGATACCGCGCTGGCCGCATACCAGGGCATAGCCCAAGTCGGAGCAGTCATGGTACGGCTTGACCTCGATCTCGAGTTTGCTGAACCGATCCTCGTCGCCGACCGGGAACCAACCCGAGCCGTTGTGGCCGTGCACGCTCAGCGCGTAGTAGGTCTTGTCGACCTTCTGGATGTAGCCGTTCTCGGCCACGATCACAGTGCCGCCGCGCGCCTCCCATTCGGTGGCCACGTTGTCGTCGGCGCCCCGCTTCCGGTTCCACAGGATCAGCAGGTCTTCCTTGCTGTCAGGGTGCACGTTGTGCGGGACAACTCGGTAGCCATGCTTGGCCAGCATCTTCTCGAAGGCATCCCTTCGATAGAAGGGTTCCTTGCGGATGGTGAGGACTGCGCGTCTACCGAGTGCCATGGTGACTCTCCAATTCAGTGGTGAGAAAACTCCTCGGCCAACACGTGAGTGCTGTCTCCGCTGAGCAGTTGATGACTTCGCACTTGTGCCGCTCCAGATCCTTTGCGAGCGTAGCTGCCTTGTGGATCCACTCGCTGAAGACCTGGGCTTGGACACATGGCTTCGGGTGATCTGGATGCCAATGCTTCTCTTTGTCAGCCCCCAATTTCATGTCGAACCCAACGAGAAGAATTCGTCGGCTACCGAAAAGGTACGCGAGGTTGATCGCCTGGAACCCGCTGTTGCCGTTGTTGTTGATGATCGAGTTGTCAGTGCTCAGCCCAGGTCGATTCACGTTCTTGGCCCATTGTGTGCGGTACTGCTGCGCAATGGTCTGATGCCCACCCCACTTCTCACCCTTGAACGTCTTGGCTACTTCCTGATGGTGAGCGCGCCACCAGAGCATGTCACCGGCGTAGAGCACATCGGCCCACGGGAACAACCGGAACGTCGTGTTCACCACGATCAATCGAAAGGGCTTGCCCTGAACACGCAGACGTTGGATGACATCGACCGATTCCTTGAGACTCGGTCCACTAGCCGCGATGATCACCGTCTCGCCGGGCCAGCAAGCAGGGACAGTGCCGGCTCTCATCCGCGCCTCTTCATGGCATCCATCAGTACTTCCTGTACCGACTTCTTTGTGTCGATCCGAATGATGACGTCTTCGTCGATCGTGTCCTCGGCGACGATGTGGTAGATCCAAACAGGTCGGTCGTGTCCTGACTGGAGTTGTCGGACCGGTCCGATCCGCTCGAGTATTTGCTGTCGGACCTCCAAGGCCCACCAGTGGCTGAAGTAAACGAGGATGTTTCCACCGTCTTGGAGATTGAGACCGTGACCCGCTGAGTCTGGGTGTGCCAAGAGAATTGGTATCTTGCCCGCATCCCAATCAGCGACCGTTGCAGGACGATCGTCCAGGACCCGAGCGTCAGGGAACGCACGACGAATCCGGGCCAAGTCAGACTTGAAGTGGTAGGCCACAAGGACCGGCATGCCAGCCGCCTCTTCAATGATTGAACGAAGCGCTTCCAACTTTTCATCGTGCACCTCCACCCAGGCTTTGGCCTTGGGATGATCATCGCTCGTGACGTCGGGATCGACGTACACTGCGCCGCTCGCGATCTGCAGGCACTTGAGGTCGCGACCGGCAGCGCTGAACGCTTCGATCCCATGCTCGCGCACCTCGGTGAATAGCGCCCTCTCCATCTCGCGGTAGTGCTGGCGCGCCTTCGGTGGCAACTTCACCGCAACCGTGCGTACGATCGGTTCCTTCAGATCGAACCAATCCTTCGGATCGAGTGTGAGGCAGATGTCCTTCAGCAGGGCCTGGATCTCGGCCTGCGAGTGCGGGAACACCACCTTCTTGACGAAACTCTGACCAGCGTTGACGGCTTGCGCCGCGCGCTGGAACCCGAACCAGCGGCTCTCGAATGCGCTGTAGTTGGCACCGAGCCTGTGCCCGAAATCGAGGAAGTAGGTCTGCCCCCACAAATCCTGCAGGCCGTTGGGCGCGGGTGTGCCGGTGAGATTGATCCAGCGGCGCACACGGCGACGCGTCGCATCCGCCAGCACTCGAGCCCGCCGGCCACCCTGCTTCGTGCGGTAGGACTTCAGTCGAGTCGACTCGTCGGCCACGACCAGATCGAACGGCCACCGGTCGCCCAACGTCTCGACGAGCCAGGGCAGGTTGTCGTAGTTGACCGTGAACAGGTCGGCCTTGAAGTTGCGGAGCGCAGCCACGCGCTCGTCCGCAGTACCGATGATCGGCTGGATCTTCAGGTGGCTGAACTGCGACCACTTCCTCGCCTCATCCGGCCACGTGGTCAACGCCACACGCTTCGGCGCCAGCACGAGAGGCAGCTTCGCGTCACCCGACATCAGCAGGCCATCGGCGAGGTACAACGTCGCGCTTGTCTTGCCCATGCCCATGCCAGCCCACAGCGCGGAGCGCTCGTTCGCCAGCGCGTGGCTGACCATGAGCTTCTGGTATGGATGGGGGTTGAAGTATTTCACAACGGTGGGAGCCAGCTGTCCAGTTGAACAAACGTACTGACCACGTTTACGTGGCAGCCTGCATCGCGCATGCGCTTGTGCTCACGCGCCTGTGCGTCCGTGGGCTTGCCGTCTGGAGCTTTGGCCTCCACCCAATTGTTGTACCCTTTGAGCAGCATGCGGTCGTCGTTCCAACGATCAGCCATGAGCACAGCGTATCTGGAGTGCGCAGGAAACAAACACAACACATCAGGGCAGTTGCGCCGACCGAACCACCTTGCAGCGCGGATCTCACCACCGTACTCTTCGACGCGTTCCTTCAACGCTTTGCGAATGTCACGCTCGGGCACGTTCCCACCTCCGCTTGCTGTTGACTGATCGAGTGACTAGCTCGAGGTGATCGTAGTTGCAGCAGGCCTTGGCGATGCAATGCTCAAGGTGATCGAGCGTGAGCCCAGCTGGCAACGGTTTCTTCTCGATCTCTTCCCACACCACTTGATGCGTGCGCTTCGTGATATGTCTGCCGTCGATGCGCACGTTCATCCGACCGTAGCCATCCTTGTCGAGCCGGCCACCGTACAACCAGCAGCCGTTCTCGTTCTGCCAGTCGAGGGTGTACACCTTCGACATGATGCGATCGTAGAGGCTGTCAAACTTTTTGTTGGCCATTCTTCACCCAGCGGTGGATAGTGCGACACGGGACCCCGAGTTCGCTCGCGATCGCCAGGGGCTTCCACCCTTCACTGTGCATCTTGATTGCCTTGCAGCGGATACTGTCCCGCTCGCGTGCGCGCAGCCACTGGCCCATGCGGTCCTTACCCCAACTTTGGCTGTTGAGCCCCTTCCACACTTCGATCGGAACTTCGACGGTCTTGAACTGGAACCCATCGGCTTCGCGGCGATAGCGCCGCATCACGACACCGTGAGCGAGCAGGCGCGTGTCCAGGCAGCGCATGCCTGTGCGGATCCGAAGGCCACCGCGGTTCATTCCGGCACCGCTTCGAATTCGTCGGGGATCGGGCACACGTGCAGCTTGCCGGGCTCGAGACTGAACAGCACCCACTTGCCGCCTTGCTGGCGCCAACGCACGTCGGTGGCGTAGCAACGGTTGCAATGCGGCTGGTGCGCAGCACCTTGGCCATCGTCTTCTTCAGGATCACCGTGCCAGTCGTGCTGACCTTCCCAATCGTTGAACTCGTCGTTTCCGAATTGGCTCTTCCTCACGGTAGCCTCCCCTCGGCACCGGCCAGCGAGTGCATCACGATCTCGAATCGACCATCCTCCATCTGCTCCTGCGAGCGTACCCACACGATTGGATCTCTGCCGCTCCACATGGCTTGGTACGCATAGGCTGGCTCATTCGTCGCCTCGATGCGCAGACCATGCTGGGGTGTCAGCAGCACCATGTAGTCCTTGCAGGACTTCTTGTGGCGTATGCGATCGTTCCGAAGGAAAGTCATGGTTCACTCCTTGTGGTACCGATCGGTTTCGAACCCTGCCGCGGCGAGCGGACACCCACGGTTCCAACCGAAGTCGGCAGTGATCATCTCAACAACTGCGTCGACTGAATAGTCACTCGTGTCGGGGACTTCGCACACCACTTCGTCATGTACGTCGAACACGACCGAGTACCCGCTATTCTCGATCAACTCCTCACCATCGAACAGCTGGTCGCACGCGATCGCCTGGACGATGTTCTCGAAGAGCTTCCCACCGTAGGTGCTGATGCGCTCCCACTTGCGGGTGTACTGATTGAATCCGGTGCAGGTGATGTGCCCGTCGGCTTCGATCTTGGGGTTGAGGTAGCACAGGAACCGGCCGCTGGGCAAGCGGATGCGCAGCCACGCGCCATCGCGCCGGATCTTCACGGCGCGCGCTTCGTAGGCTTCGCCTGGGTTGTCGATCGCAGCACGGAACGCCTGCTCGATCTCAGGCCAATAGCTCGTGATCATCGGATGCGCTGCGCGCCACAAGCGCTTGATCGCATCGCAGGTGATCCACGTCTTCTCGACGAGCCCAAGCCGCGCCTTGACGCGCTCCGCTTCGAACAGGTCGCTGGCCTCGATCGCATCCATGCCGCGCTTGCGCCGCTTGCCGTAGCGCTCGACCAAAGGCTCGTAGAGTTTGTTCAAGTAGGCCTGCGCTTCAGCGACTGCCCACACCGGTAGCGTCGGCCATACCGCTTCCGTCATCTTGTCGAGGTCGATGCCGTAGGTTGCGGCCCCAGTGATCCAGGCGCCGACGCCACCACCGTACTGGAACATCAACTCCTCGACCTTGCCGATCTGGCGCTCGGGGCTGTTCTTGCCCACAGTCTTCGGGTCGACGTTGAACGATGCAGCGTAGGCCTTGATGTACAGGTCTGGACCCTTGCCATCGTCGTAGTCCTTGAACGCCTGCAGCTTCCACGATTCGCCCGCGGCCCACGCAGCCTTGCGGCCTTCGATGTTGGCCAAGTCGACAACGATCAGTTTGTGCTTGGGCTTGGCGATGATTGCACCGCGGATCGCAGTGCGACAGAAGTCCATCACCTCGGGCACTACGAGATCGGCATGCCCTCGCTTGAGCGCACGAATGCCCTCGTTGATGATCTTCTTCAACTCGGGATTGGGACGTGGCAGGTTTCCATGCTGGAAGAGACGATGCCCCGTGCGACCTGTGCGGCCTGCACCGCGGAACTGCGCACCACCACGCAGACGATGGTCGGAGTTGACGCCACGCTCCAGGCGTTTGTACTTGCTGACGCTGTTCATGCTCGATGCAAGCCGAACGCGCAACAGTTCCTTCACGGTCTCTGGCAGATCGGGATCATCGAGCCGGCGGTCGATCGTGTCGGACTGCAGGTTAGGCATCTCGACGTTCCACACCTTGAGGATGTGCTCGATCAGCGCATCGCGCTGCGTGGCTGCGCCGACGGCGCCGTCGGTCAGTTCCTTGGTCTTGGCAGCGAGTGCGCCTTTGGCGCGATCGGATGCGCTGATCGCAGCGCGCACAAGATCCATGTCGATCTGGAAGCCGCGCTCGTTGATCTTCCAGTTGAGGTGGCACAGGTCGACCTGATGGTCGCGGTAGTTCCACATCGGCACCTTCTTGTGCGCCGTGCGCATGGTGACGATGTCCTGGGCAGCGTACTGGAGGAACTCCCACCACTCAGCTGGGTGCGTCTGCTTGCTCGCACGACGCGTGCCCCACTTCTTGAGGAAGTCATCGTTCTGCGGTTTGCAAAACAGGTGGATCAGTTTCTTGCCACTGTTCAGCTTGACTTCGTCGTCCTTCAACTTGAGCACGGCGCCGATCTTCTCGAGAGATCCAGGCAGGCCATGCGAGAAGAACTGCACCATCGTGTCGCGGCGCCGCGCCATCGGGATCATGGCAGCTAGCTTCGGTAGCTGGCGATCGATGACGGGGAAATCGAACATGCCCCCGTTCTGGAACCAGACGAGCGCATCGCTCTTGAGGATCTGGTACAACTCGATGGGAGTGCTGTTGTCGAGAGGCATGTGCTTCCACCGCACAGTGCCCGCTAGCTCGTCCTCTTGCTGCCAGTGGAAGTCTCGGTTGACGAGATCCCACACGCAGACTGGACCGTCCTCCAGCGCGAAGGACCATACCATCACCTCGGCGTGCTCAGCATACTTGAAGCTCCCATCCTTGATGGGCACTTCAGAAAAAGTTTCCGTATCGTGAAAACTATCGGACACGGTGACCCCATCGCGTCAAGCCTGGGTGCCAACCTTGCCTTCGACCTGCAGCGAAATCCATCTTGATGTTCTCGCTACGGGTTCCGTAGCACAAGTTGCTTCGTCGGTTGTTGGTTGGATCGTGGTCCAGATGAAGCACTTCGTGGCCCTCAGGACATGGTCCTTCGAAAGCTTCCATCACTAACCGGTGGACATCTCGCGTGTTGCCCTTACTGATGACAACGCACAAGTGCCCAGACTTGTGCACGCCTGGGCGAAGCAGTTTCCCTTTCAGTCGTCGCGCACTCGAGGATCTCAAACACCCGTCTCTGAAATACGCAGAGAACTGCTTGACTCGATCCAGCGAGCGGACCCGACCCAGGCTGCTCACCTCGTAGCAACCTTCAAAGCCGACTACCGCTCGCCAGATTTCCATCACCCGCTTCAGGAGAAGTCTTCGGCGTCAGCGCCGTCCTCGACTTCTTCGAAGTCCGCATCGCTCGGACGCGAGCCGCCACCGAAGGCGTCGCCGTCCTTCACGCGCTGCACGCCCAGCAGCGTGGCGCGCAGGCCCTTGCCGTTGGAGTTGTCCTGCGCCCAGAACTCGACCAGCAGGTTGATGAAGCAACCACTGTAGATGCGACCTTCCTTGCCCGGATAGATCTCGCCATCGACCTTGTAGATCGGCGACGTGTCGTTGTCCTTGATCAGCGGTCGACCCTTGTCTTGGTATCGGTGCGCCGTCAGGGCGAAGTGGCCTTCGTAGCCGTCGTATTCCTTCAGCTTGCCGTCGGTGTAGCAGCAGGCCTTGCGGTCGGCCATCGCGATCTCGAAGGCCTTCTCGGCTTTGCCACCCCACTTCTCTTTGGCCGCATCGAGCAGGCACTCGCGCACCTTCTTGTCGAGGGCGCTGTTGTAGGGCACCAGACCGGTCGCGCTCCAACGGAACGGACCCTTGCCCTGGTACTGCTCGGGCTTGCCCAGCACGAGGAACGACCCGCGAACCGCGGGCAACATCAACTTGATTGCCATGACGCTTTCTCTCCTAACGGTTGGTGGATCAGAACGATCCGGGCTGGGCCACCGCGCGCGTCAGCGCCATCAGCCCTTCTTGGAAATGGGTGCGAGCGATCGCGGCCCAGCGCTCAGGCTGTGCCGCTTCGATGCGGGTCTGCTCGGGATCGACGGGGCCTTCTTCACCGGTCTCGTGGATCGATTTGGCGCGAGCCTCCATGTCGTGCATGCGCGCCCAAACCTTTTGCTCGCGGATATGGTTGTTGACCACGATGCACAGCGCCTCGAGATCCATCCCTTCGGACTTGATCTCGTTCATGAGCATGGCGTCCGACTCGTTGAGTTGCCGATAGCCGATGATCTTGGGTTGCTGGAACGTCTCCATCACGAAAAGTCCTCTCGCTCTTCCACGGCGCTGAAGTCGCTGTCTTGCGGCAATTGCGCGCGCGGGTCATAGGGAATCCCGATCTTGCTCTTGGGCTTGACCGAGGGCTTGGGATCGCTGCGCGAGATCTCTTCCTGCAGCGCAGCCCACTGGCGCGGGCCAATGATTGACGGTTGCGGCTCGGGCGCCGGTTGACCTTTCTTCTTGCGCTTGGGCGGGGCCTTGGGTGCGAGTCGATCCTCCACCTGCGTGGGGCTGATCAGCTTCATGTTGTAGGCGTGCTCCATCGGCACGCGGAACTGCTCGCGCAGGATCTTCTCGGCCTTCTCGGGATCCTTCCACTTGCGCATGCCCTTGCGGCCAAGCTCGAGCCCGAACAGATCCGAGTGCCCACCGTTGAGCAGGTGCGCTTCCATCGTGGCGCGCACGGCGCGGATGAAGTCCTCCATCTGGTCGCACGCTGCCATCGCAGCGTCGAGCTTCGGACCGGGCACCGGCACCCACGACTTGATCTCGCTGACCGGTGTCTCGGCGACGACGCTGAACTCTTTGCCCAACACCTCTTCCATCTTCGCCTGCGTGCTCGGGCACACACCTTGCGCCTTGCAGAACTCGCAGCTGGATTCAGTGGGCTGCTGGTTCAGGTACCGCGCGCACCAATCGGCGAAGTCCTCGCTGTCGGTGCAAGCGGCCAGTGCGCGCTCGGCTTCGATCGTGCGATGCGCCGCGGGCTTCAGCACTTCTTCGGCCCAGCGGTACAACTCCTTGGGCGTGGTGTCCCACGTGATGGCGCCTTTGCGCAACTGTGGTTGGTGAATGCCCAGGCGTACCGAGGTGATGTTGTAGACCATGTCCAGTTTGGCCAGCATGCCCAACGCGTAGATCTTCAACTGCGAGTTGTCTTCAACACCTACCGGCATGTAGCCAAACTTTGCATCGCGCACGTCAAGCGTGAACTCGTTCGGTTTGTGCGACATGATGGTCGCGAAGTCCATCGTCCCGAACTGATCCGGCACGTCGATGTACTGGCTGAATTTGACACGCTGCTCGACCCACATCTCCTGGCCGATCGCCAGGAACCGCACCTCGTCGACGTACTGCTGGGTCTTCTCGGCGCGCTCTTCAGTGAACTCGAGCAACCGCTCCTCTTCGATCGGACCATTGACCTTGAAGTCCTTGCCGATCCAGTGCGAGGCCGGGCGATGCTCGGTGAGGCACAGCGCCGCGACGATGTGGCAGCAGGTGCCGTCGTCGGCTGCGGCCGACGTCTTGCTGGGCACGTGCTGCTCCAGCGCGATCGAGCCCGAGCAGGAGAGCCACTTCTTGCTGCCACTGGGACTGAGCTTCGCGTGCTGCGTGTAGTCCTGCTGGACCTTGGCGATTGGAATGATGGTGCTCACCACTTGCGTCTCAATTTGATCTTGTTGGTGTGGCTGGCCAGGGAGTAGATGAAGGTTTCAACCGACATCCATGTTCCCCCTAGCCAGCGCGGACTCGACCACCACCTCAGATTCTTCAAGGCGGCGGCGATCGGTGTCAGCGTTGCGCTGACTCGATCTGGTTCAGCCAAGCGGTTCCTCGGCGATGATCTTCTTGAGCAGGTCCTCGGCCTTGTCGAAGTCCTCGGCCTTGATGAACGGGCCCTTGACCTTGGTGTTGTCCGCCGGATCGAAGGCCTTCAACTCGGTCAGCATCTTCTTGACCGCCGGGCCCTTGCCGGCGTCGACGGCATCGTTGATCAGCTTGGCGAGGTTCGTGTCCTTGTACTCACGCGCCTTCGGTTTGGCCGGCTCGGATGGCGCAGTAGCAGACGAAGGGGCACTGGTCTCGGGGGCAGAGCCGGTGGTCGAAGACGCAGAGGGGTCTTTGCCCTTCGTCGGCTTTGGGGCCTGGAGGCCTTCCGCCTTGGCGACGAACGCAGTGAGTTCGGCCAACGTGGCGAACTCGAGGGTGAGTTTCACAGTCATGTGCATATCCTCGTGGTTGGACAAAAAGAAGAGCGAGTTCTCACCCGCTCAGCAAATGTAGCATACGCTACGTGGAACTGTCAAGAACTTTTTTGTGCTTTCTTGGCCAATCGATCAGCACGGCGACGTTGCTTCCGACAGATTTGGTCTTGGCAGAACTTACTGGCCGCGCTGGTGATCGTGAAGAATTCCTGGCATGCCTTGCAGGCAATGCGTTTGGTGAATACGCGCTTCATTTGGCCCCCAACTCGCGGACTTTCTTCTCGAATTCCTTGACCCACACGGGCCACTCACGCGGCTCTAGCGTGCCGTAGGCGCGATCGATCATCTGCTGCACTTCAACCATCTCGTTGACTTCCCACACCACGTGCAGCCGGGGCTTATCCTCGGGCGAGCGGTGGTGCTTGGCGCGCAGTTCTTCGGGTGTGTCCCAGGTGATCTCGGCGTGCATGTCATTCCCTCCAGCGGTAGACCCGATCACCGGTGTCGAACTCATCGCAGGTGATGAACAGCGTGCCAGTCGTGACATGAGGGAACAGGCCACCTTCCACAGGGACACCTGCTTCCTTCAACTTGATCATCACCCAGTTAGCGATGTGCACGTCGTGCGCGAGTTCCCGCAGTTTCGCGGCGGTGAGACGGACTTCAACCATGGTCGGTTGTCCGGAAGAAGTCGTTCCACGTGATGATCTTGATGCCGACGCGATGCGCGACGTGCATCTCGAGGTGGGCGCCAGATGAGCCTTCCCACCCCGGTAGCATCATGATCGTGTCGCAACCAAGTAGCGCGTGGAGATCCGCCTTCAGGCATTCCTGCCACGGTGTACCGATGTCCGGGTTGATGTCAACCGGGTTCACCACCTCGAACATCAACCTGCGCAGCTTCGCGGCGCAAGCGTTGAACAGAGGGAAGTTGTGGTCGGGCATTCCTGACATCGCCCCACTGATGTAGATGCGCTTCATCAGTAGGCCTTCCCGCCCTCGGCGTTGCGCGCCTCGGGCTTGTGATCTTCACGCACCTTGTTGTACGCCATCTTCTCTTCGATGGCGCCGCCCAGGTCCAGCTGCAACGCGCCGGCCAGATCACCGATGCGGATGATGGCATCGGCCAACTCCACCTCGATCGACTTGCGGTGCGGCAGATGGTCGTCCATCTTGTTCTTGCGATGGCCTTCGAGCGCTTCGCTGATCTCGCTGTGGATCAACGCGAGTTTCTCGGCGACGAGCGCCTTGCCGAAGCGCGTCTCGTTGCGCACCTCTTCACGGTACGTCATGCGGTTGTGGGAGAGGAACTTTGGCGCCCACCATCCGGCGGCAACCGATGCCTTGTGGCACGTCTCTTGGATGATGTGACCTGCTTCTGCGATGAGACTGTTCATGGCGTGTCCTTGGTGTTTCGCTCGGCTTCCAGTTCGATCTCCAACAAGGCCAGCGCACGCCAAGCGAGCTTCGCGCTATGCCGTTGACCGTCTGCGTCACGTGAACCGCGATCGATCAGATGCCGAGGGATGCAGTCTGCGTGATCCATCGACTTGGATTTGTCCCAGTGCAATGGTTGCCCTGGGTTGTGCTGGTCGTTGCCCGCCTTCGACACGCGTGCCACTTCAGCGAGTGCAAGCGGGAAGTAGTCGAGCACTCCAGTCGTGATCGGGAGACCCTTGCGTTCCGCGGGGTCGATTGGGAGAAGCATCACCAGTCCCCTGTCGCGCCGCCACCGCCGAAGTCGCCGCCACCGCCCGACCCGAAGTCGGGGCTCGGGCTTGGCACCGGCACAGGATCGGAACCGGGCGGATCGTTGTACATCGGGGACGATGGCATGGGAGAGAAGAACGGATTGGTGTCTTCGACGCGCGGAGAGACAGAAGGTGAAGGTCGCATCAGTGGGGGAGGGGGAGCGGAACGCGCAAGCACCGGAGCGGGAGGAACGGTGTGCCCGTGATCGGCGCGATACATCTCCAACCAACGCCCGAACGCAAGCTCAGGGGTTCTGCCGGCGGCTACATAACCCGCGAGGATGTAGAGGTACCGATCGTTGTTGCCGTCGAAGTGCAGGTACTGTCTGTCGAAACTCATGGCGAGATCTCCGAGATGGTGGATGGATTGACGGACCACCCGAAGCACCCCCCGCTTCCCTGCAAGACGGAGGCACACCGAGGAAGAAGGTGGGTCGTGCGCCGTTACTGCGACGCCCCGGCGTGAAAGGAGGCCGGAACCGCTGGCCACGCCAGCGCACTTCCCATTGAACTAGATGCGAGCGTCCCTCTTGCTGTTGAAGGCCAGCACCGGCGTCATGGTGTACAGGCCGGCGATCGCCGGCTTGACGTTGGACTTCACCGCTTCGCTGACGATGGCGGCGTTACCGTACGGCGCGGTCATCGCAGCGCACAGGATGCCGCGGCGATCGCTTTCTTTCACGCCGCCGCACATCTCCATCACGAACGCGTTGTCGAGATCCTTGACCGGCGCGATGATGGTCTTCGCTTTCGGCTTGCCGAACAGCGCATCGAACAACTCGTCGGCCAGCGGATTGTCGATGGGTGACTCGACGATGTTGATCCGTGCGATTTCACCCACCTCGACGTTCTTGCGCAGCGACTGTTGCCAGTACGCCATCGCCGTCATGTCGGCATCCGGCGCAGCCGGGTCGACACCGACGACCGTGCCGGGCGGAACACACGACGCCATCCGGTACAGATCTGTGAGCGTTTTCTGCTGGTGCTCCATCAGCAAGTTCATGCCCGACGCAGTGAGGTTCTTCTTGTCTTGCTCGCGCTGCCGGTGACGCGCCATGAAACCGCTGGCGTGGATCTGGCTGATCCCTTCTTGCCACTTCGTGAGTTCGCGAACGCGGATGTCGGTCGGGGCGTAGTCACCCAGACGATGGGTGGCAACCGGTGTCTCACAATCACCGATGCACTTGGTGACGAGGATGTCTCCAGCCTGCAAGCTGAAGCACTCCCGCTCGAGAACATCGTGCGGCTCAATTTCCCACGCAGTCTGATGCCTGAGTGTAGGACGCTTGACCATCTTCATGACTTCCTCGCTTTCTTTGCCAACTCACAGCCACCGCAGGCTGCGCATAGGGACTCGCGCTGGATGGGGATCCCCATCCGCAAGGCGGCGCGCTCGATCTTGATTGCCATCTCCGCAGAGGCGCCGCGGTGACCCGATGCGATGTGCCGCAGTGCGTCGCGGTTCATCTTCATCCTGTCGGCCAGGGTGTTGCGCACCTTCGGAGAGAGTTCGTTTAACTTCATGACGTCCGAGGTTGTACCAGTTGACCAGATGTCGTGTCAAGTGGTACGCTGCGATTTCCAACTACCAAGGGGTTCAACATGGGCGACGCCCTCATCACGTTAGCGCTTGTGCTCGGTGCGTTGCTAGTCGGTTGGTCCGTGAGCCAATCGTCTATCAAGAAGGATACGCCCAAACTCCCGCAGTACAACATCATCTGCCAAGCGGTCAGCGACGGTAGCGTGACGCTGGCTTGCGTCGCGACGCCCGAGGAGTCCAAGTGAAGGACTTCATCTTCTACTGGGTGCGTGGCTTCGCAGTGTGCGTCGCGGCTGCAACCTTTGCCGACATCGTCATAGCCGTCATGGACATGGACGCGCTCGAGTTGTGGGCGCAAGCGCTGTTCGTGACTGGGGTACCGACGGTCTCTGCCGTGGCATCCATGGCAATGGAGGCCATCTTCGACCACATGTAACTGGAGCGACCACGCTACAGTACATGCCCCGTCCACCCCTCTCGACCCACCACACGCATGTCAGACGACAGTGGCGTTGCCGCCCTCGCCGCAGCCCTTCAGCCCCTGATCTCGCGCGTCCGTACCGATGTCACTGCGGTCAAGAAACCGACCGGTGAGCAGGCATGGACTCGTCAGCCACTCACTCCCGAGAGGCTGGCCCGCCACCTGAACGGGGGTCCACCCCGTGGTGTCGCCCCCCTCAAGCCGGGTGAGGACATAACCCTGGTCGCGATGCTCGACTTCGACAGCCACGGCGGTGAGGTCTCGTGGCTCGAGATGAGCCGAGTGGTGCGCCGGGTCTCCGAACACCTTGAACTGCTCGGCTACGACAGCACGATCTGGCGATCGAGCGGGGGCCGCGGTGTCCACCTGTACCTTTTGTGGGACATCCCGCAGCCGGCGCGCGCAGTGCGCGCGTTCCTCACCGACTCGCTGCGTGCGCTGGGCCTGAAGAACGGTACCCGCGGAGTGGGCGAGAACACCGTCGAGATCTTCCCCAAGCAGGACAAGGTTCCGGTCGGTGGGTTCGGCAATCAATTCATCCTGCCTTTCGCGAACAAGTCCGAACTGCTGCGCTGGGAGGACATGCTCGATGAGTACGTCCCGGTGCCTCGGAGCAAGGTTGCGGCGACATCGTGGGTCTGTGCGCCATCGGTGCCAAATGTTAGCTATTCTGGACACGAGCCCGAGGTTTTGTCCAGAATAGTTGACATCAGCACTGGTGAAGTGCTCTGGCGCGCAGCGCTCGACGCCATCCCGAACACCGCGGCCAACGACCTGGACTACGACGCTTGGCGCAACGTCATCTTCGCCATCCACCACGAGACGAAAGGATCGGAAGAGGGCCGCGCAATCGCGCACGCATTCAGCAAGCGCTCGCCCAAGTACGACGCGGAGTTCCTCGACAACCGGGTGTGGCCGTACATCACCAGCGAACGTGGGGGCCATGTTGTCACCGGACGGACGCTAATGTCGATAGCATCTCGGTACGGTTGGTTTGCACCGATCGAAGATGAGTTCACTGCAATCCCTGATCCGGACTCCGATCATGACCCCGACGATCCTGCTGATCAAAGCGATCCTGTTCCTGGCGTCGTTGCTGCTGTGGGCAGCAGTAGCAGTGATGTGGCTGCTGGAGGTAGCGGATCTGGTGGCGCGCGCGTTGGGCAGATTCCTCAAGCACAGGGAATCACAAGCGACCAAGCCAACGCCAATCGTCTGGCCCGAGCCTATGGACGAAAGCTCTTTGCATCAGCTGGAAGATGGTATGCCTACGATGGGCAACGCTGGGCGCCAGACGAATCGCCCGCCTACATCTTCGGGTGCAACCTTGGGCGATTGATCAGCGAAGAGGCTGCGGAGCGCGAGCGTGCGGCCGATGTACTTCAGGCGGCGGTGGACGAGAAGATCACCGAGAGTTTGAACATCCACAGCCAGATGGAAGCGCTCGACAAGAACGATGTGCGCCGCTCCGAGTTGAACCAGAAGTCCGTTGACGCGATGCCTTCCCCAGAAGAGCGCGAGGCTGTCGTTCTCGAGTATCAGGTGGCAGAGAAACTGCACAAGTGGGCAGCGAAGTCTGAGATGAAGGGCACGATCGAGGCAGCGCTCACACTGCTGCGCAAGATCGTGACGTTGGATCCTGATGCGCTCGACGCTGACCCGATGTTGTTCAACTGCATGAACGGTACGATCGACCTGATGTCGGGTGACCTGCGGCCACACCGCGCGAAGGACTACCTCACGAAGCTGTCTCCGGTGGAGTTCAAGGACGTCGAGAACTTCGACTGCTCCAATTGGGAGCGCATCGTCCGCGACATCACGGGTGATGACGCAGTCGCCAGATTCCTGCAGCGTTGGTTCGGCTACTGCGCCACTGCCTCGATCAAGGAGCAGGTGCTGGTCGTGCACTGGGGCACAGGCCGCAACGGCAAGTCCACCGTCCTCGAGACCGTGATGACCGTGCTCGGCGGGTACGCCAGCACCGCGGCGCCGGGCCTGCTCACCAACGATGGCAAGGGCTTCGACCGGCACCCCACCGAGGTGGCGTCGCTGCTCGGTAGCCGCATGGTGGTGGCGCACGAGAGCGAGGACGGCGCCGCGCTGCGCGAGGGCTTCGTCAAGCAGGCCACCGGTGGCGATCGGCTCAAGGGCCGGTACATGCGCGAGGACTTCTTCGAGTTCATGCCCAAGCACAAGCTGCAGCTGCTCACCAACCACAAGCCCCAGATCAAGGGTACCGACCCAGGCATCTGGCGCCGCGTGATCCTCGTGCCATACACCCAATCGTTCGGGACACATGAGCAGTTCGAAGCCGGCATGGTCACGCACGTGGCCGACAAGAACCTGGGCGAATCGATCAAGCGAGATCCCCGCATGCTCCAGCAGGTGCTGGTGTGGATCGTGCGCGGTGCCATGGAGTGGGCGCAGCGCGGGCTCGGTGCGCCTGACTCTGTCCTGGCTGCATCGCGCAGCTATCAGGAAGAGCAGGATCGCGTCGGTCAGTTCGTGCGCGAGTGCTGCGAGGTGGCGCCGCCAGACCAGCGATCGGCCTGGATGGAACCGCTCACGCAAGGGATGTCGGGCCTGTACCCGGCGTACCAGTCATGGGCCAAAGACAGCGGGCTGCACCCGCTGGGCCGGCAGAAATTCATCGAGTCTCTGCGTTCGACCGTCCCTGGTTGCGAGATCAAGGAAGGCCACACAACCGGTGAACGGCGCCGCAAGATCACGAAGGTGTTCGGTATCCGCTTGCTGCAGGAGGAATGACCATGCTGCATCGTTTGCTCTGCCGTCTCTACTTCCACCTGTGGTCAGAGTGGGTGGATCAGTACGGTGACGACCCCGGCTATGGTGGTGTCGTCTTCCCTTACCGAGCGGAACGCCGGTGCCGCTGCTGTGGCGCCATGGAACGTCATCTAGCCAAGTACCACGGAGATTGACAAATGCTTGAAGATCTTTTCAACCGCACCGTGCGCGGTGAAGTAACCGTTCCGCAATTCATCGATGCCATCGAGGCTTGGAGTCGCACGAGACGAGCACCGGTTCAACGCTACGCGCCAGGGATTCCCTGGTCACTACACCTTGAGGCATACGCTGCCTACTGCAAGAAGTACGGTCCGCAGGAGGAGTTGATCAAAGGTTGGTGCCGCGGTGGTTTTGATACCGGCGAACTGGACATGTTCATCCCTGGTTGGCGCGATCGGGTCAATCAGTCCTGATCCTCCATGCGGTCAGCGTGCTGCACGTCACCGCTGTGCGACCAGCGGTTGTTGTAGTAGCCCTTGACGAAGTAGTTGAAGAACTCAGTCCGGCATGCCGTGATAGCGCCGGTGCGTGGATCCTGGCGCAGCTGGCAGATGCCGCCGCCCACGTGGGCTGGGATCTTCTTCTTGCGCATGAACGGAGTCTGGTCCTCGGTCGTGCCCGTCTGGATCGCATGCACGTTGCGCACCATGTTGTAGGACATCTTGTGGTAGTGCCCAGCCAGCAGCACGCCGGGTTTCTCGCCGCCGTCGTAGCCCTCGACGATCTTCTGCACGGTGTAGCTGATCGCATAGGCTGTGCCGCCGCCAGGATGCATCAGGTGAAGCACGGTGCTCTCGCCTGAGTCGACGTGCACGAGTCGTACGAACGCCTCCATGAACCCCATGTCGACCCAGTCCTTGCGGCCTGCGTCCTGCATCGCGCGCTCCGCGTAGCGGCCGATGTCGACGCCGGTGTTGTTGCAGTACCAACCCTCGTGGTCGTCGCCGGTCACAGCGTAGGTCACGATGCCTGGGCGCTGCGGGTAGTTCTTCACGAGGTACTGCACCTGCGCATCCATGCCGTGCACGAGCAGGTCGTGCATGTTGAAGCGCGCTTCGCCATCGATCCAGTTGCCGGCGTTGAACACGCGATCGACGCCTTGCTCAACGAACTTGTCGTACAGATCGTTCAGCACATCCTCGCGCGCGTACTTGCTGCCCAGGTGATTGTCGCTGGTGAACCCGAAGAGGTACGTGCCATCGGGCCGGCTTGTGTACGTCGGTAGATCCTTGCTGTCGAACGCATGCTTCGGTGCCGGCACGCTGTGCACCGTGAACTTGCCGCTGAACTCCTGCACGTTGATGCCGGCTGCAGTGAGCGCATCGAGTTGATCGATCACGGCACCGCGGGTGGTGTGCAGTTGCTCGGCTAGCTCGGCCGGCGTGAACGTGCCCTTGGCCAACAACTTGCGCAGCGCGTCGGGCGACGCGACCGACGCGAGGGCTGCTGCAACTGGAAGAGTGGAATGCGCGGGCTTGCGCTTCGCGGTCTCCTCGCTCAGATCGTGGTGCGCGATGTAGCCGAACCTTGCGGCCTTCGACTCGACAGCCTTGAGCATGGAATGGACAGAACTGAAGTTGACTTTGAGAGCGCGCGCGGCTTCGCGCATCGAGCCCTTGTCCGCCACCATCTTCAAGACCTCAAGCTGCCGCGGTGTCGCCCACCGTGGATCGAGCAGCATCGGATCGACGCGAATCATTGGTGCACCCATACGACTACCTCACTTGGTTGAACGAAGTTTCTTGCCGACGGCGACAACGTCGTCGTGGCTGTAGCGGTCCTTCAAAGGCAGGCCCGTCTTCTTCTTGATCAGTGCTGCGTAGGACATGAACCTCTCGCAGTGCGTCTCTGTGCTCCCGTACGTGTGCTCGTGCGCCATGACAGCGTGGACCATCTCGTGCACAAGCACGGTGAGGAAGCCGTAGCGGCTCGTCATCTCACCGTGGAACGTCAGGTGCAGGCGCGTGCCCATCGGATCAGGCCAGTGGCATGCGGCCCATTCGATCGTCTGCTGGCGGATCTCGACAGTGAGCGGGATCAGCGATCGCAGCTTCGGGTATCCGAACACCTCGGTCAACATCCGGCCCCACCAGTGTCGCACCAACCGTGGGGTTGGGTGGATCAGCTGGAATCCGTACCTGTCGAGGTGCTGTCGGATCGTGAGCATTGGGTACGATCATACCCAACCTGGGCATTTCCTGTTGCGAATCAAGCACTTGTAACAGACCCTCGGATCAGGTGGTACAAAAGAAAACGCCCCCGAAGGGGCGTTTGTCTCAAGCCGGATAGGGGATCAGGTGTAGTCGTTCGGGATCCACTTCCAGAAATCATCGCTGCTGAAGTCCTCGGAACCCGGAGACTTCAACCCGATGTTGGGCATCCATTGGTAGGCGGGATTCCAACCGCCAGACCACGACGTGCCCCCTGTGTAGTACGACTGGCACCACCACGTGGGTGGGTCGCCTTGCTGATTGCAAGTCGTGTACCCCACGTAGAGCGGAGGAAGACCATCGTTGTTGTCGAAGTAGTGCGACCACTGGATGAACGGCGGGCTGTCGTTCTTCGAGTAGCACAGGATGTGCTTCTTGCCGCCAAATTCTCGGCTCGTGCACTGCTCGCCCTGGCCGCTCGGGTCAGCCGGGAACCCCCGTATGTAGCCGACGTTGGCGCCCGAGTTGCCGATCGTGGTCTGGTAGCCACTCTGGAAGTAGAAACGGTACGAGCACGCGTAGGTGCCTGGGTTGCACCCGGCTGCCTGCAGCACGACGTTCGTGCATGGGTTGCTCGACGAGCCCCAATTGACGCAAGTGTCCCAGGCAGCTTCCTCGTGCGTGGTGAACCGGTAGCCCGAAGGCGCCGGCTGACCCGACATCGTCCACAAGATCATCGTGCCGCCCGACTCTGCGTGCGCACGCGCTTCCTCGGGACTGGCCTTGTCACCGCCGCCACCACCGCAACCAACAATGAGCAGGGCCGCGAATGCGGCCCAAAGAACTGATCGCCAAAGAGATCGTTTCATTTCAAGACTCCTCGTTTAGTGGCGGGATTGCCACCGGCAAAAGCTAGTTGCCCTTGCCGCTAGCCTCTCATTTTATCACTGGTGAGAGGGGACATCGCGGGGTGATGCGGCGAACCCATATTTCCTTGCCGACTTGCATCACGCTTGTTCCCCTTTGGTCACTTTGCGAGCCGCCTCCCATCCAAGCTTTTGGGATGCTTCGTTGACGGACCTAGCTGTCTCCAATAAGCCGGCATCGAATAGCGCCCGCTGCAGCGCAACCAACTGCGGCGCAATGGTGCGAACCGTTTGATAGATCAGCGCTTGTTCCCCTTGGGTCATGGCTCACTCCTTCTCGCTGCCATCGGTGGGAGTGCCCATCGCTACTTGCGGGGAAACCAGAGTATCAATTGCCGCGTCGATGACAGATTGCATGCTCTGTATCGTGGCCCACTTGCCATGCGGGAACCACGCCTCTCGATCTTCAGCCCTTTTCGCAATTTCAATGATGAACAAGGCAACCGGCAATTCCACGTAGGGATACACGTAATCGTGCTCACCGATGACCGCAGTCAGCATGTCTCTAAGACCATAGAGGACGGAATTGCTGTGAGACAAATAGACGTTCACGCCTTCTCTCCTGATTTCTGCTCGGTGGGAGTGCCCATCGCTGCGAGCATGGCGGCGCGATCAAGCCGATCAATCTCGGCCAGGATCAGTGCGCCGGCTTTGACCAGATCGCGCCGTGGGGTTGTTGGCTTCCACCAAGACGGGTGCCAGGGCCAGTTGTCCCAAATGTGCAGTGACCCGGGTTGCACGCCAAGACACGCGGCAGCATTGGCGGCGTAGTGATAGCCGGCTGTTGCGAGTTCCCCAGCCTTGTGCTCGCCGTCGTCGTGCGCAGGCGTCCAGCCCTCTTGTTCGATCTGCCGGCGCCGCTCTGCGATCACATCACGCACGCTCATCGCATCGGCAGGGGCCTGCGCTGGTGGGGCGGCGTAGAGGTAAGAGTGATCTGGCAGCGTGTCGATATTGACAATTGGCTCGATGCATTTCTTGCTGATAATGCTTGCGGGCGTTACCTGCGCCACCGGCTCCGCTTGCCGCGCTTCTACAACTTTGCGCAAGTACCGAATCTCGCACATTGCTTCTTCAAGAGTAAATGGATCGTGATAGACAGGCCTTGCCATTTGCGTTACCTCAGGGTGAAATAGGTCACTTGATCAAAAACGCGCCGCCCACGGACATGCGCACGAATCGCTTCGGCCTGTAGGTTTGCACGAACTCATCGACCGCCGCGGTCGCACCAGGGAACGACTTGTAGCCATAGTCGTCGAGGAACATCGCGCCGCCCTCGATCAACTTGGGATAGACGAACCACAGCGCATCGCGCGTCGGTTCGTACAGGTCGACGTCGATGTGCGCGAACGCAACCCTGCCCACGTCGACATCGTGGAACACTTGGGGGATCCAACCCTTGTGCAGAACTGTGCGAGCCGGGTTGATCTTCTTAGCGAGTTCGTCAAAGTTGGATCGGAACGCGGCGCGCACTTCCGCTTCGTGCGCGTTGCTGCCATCCTTCTCGGTGAACTCCGACAGGCCTTCGAACGAGTCGAACACGTGCAGCTGCCCGGTGCCCCACTGGTATAGCGTGTCCTCGAGAATCAACGTCGAGTGGCCGTGCCAGCAGCCGCACTCCACCACGTTCGCCGCTCGCGCCGGCGCGATACAGATCGAGTCCGCTGCCAGTTGCTGCATGGTGAAGTAGCGCATGCGCTTGAGTTCGTTGTCGTGCAGGCCACCCTGCGCAGCCTGGATGGTGTTCTTGTACTGCTGGTTCAGTGGGTCGGACGGATCCTGCGCGTCGATCCATTCCTTGTCGAGGGAGAGGTACTTGCCCATCGGGATCACACCGTCGATGATCTTGTCGTACATCTCTGGCGGCAGATTGCCGCCGGCTGCTTTCACAGCGGCCTTGACCAGGGCTCGGAGTGGCTTGCGCGGGATCACGGGAGCACCATGTCGATGCTGATGTGATCGGTCTCACCAGCGCCGGGCAGTTCGGCTGGCAACGGTGAGAAACTATCGGGTTGCCCGATGCGCCGCGCAACATGACGCAGCGCACCCTCGGTCGACTTGATCGCGTGGCGCACGGCGATGACTGCCTGATCGGCGCCGGCCCTCTTCAGGTCGTCGCGCACCATGCGCAGGTCATAGAGCGCACGGTTGATCCGATTGGCATCCGCATCGGTGGCGGGTTTGAGTTTGCGTGTCATGTGTTCTCCAGTGCCCATATCATGCCGGCGACGAGGAGGGCGAACTCAGTGACTGCGCAAGTCACCACCAAAGGCGCACCCCACCAGTTGTGAATGCCATCGGTGAAGTGCACGAGAGCCGCCCAAAACCAGACGTTGCTGGTAAGAGCAGAGAGAACTAGCAGAACGCGTTTGGTTGTGCTCATGTCAGTTCTCCAGTGCGGCCTCTTGCTGGCTCAGTTGGTGGAACCGAGCGGTCGTGATGGCATCCGCTGCACGCAACGCCTCGCGGATGCGCCGCAAGGCCGTCCGCTTTCCGGGGAGACCGGTCGGGCCATCATCAAAGAGGTACGAGTTGCCCATCAACCTGAACGCGACCTCGCGCACAAACCTAGGCAGACCGCCCATCGTGATGCTGCCCAGCGTGCGGTCGTACCCCATGCCCTGGGCCTGGAAGTGGGGGTGCGCGCTAAGCCAGCCCGCGATGCAGCCCACCGAGTTGCAGTCATGCACGAACTCTTGGTCAGTCAACGCGCTGTGGTTGCAGTCGGAACCCCGCCGGATATCAGGCAGGCTAATGAAGCGAGCAGGGATACCGGCCATGACGGAGTACGCCACGCGCAGGTTCTTGATCTGGGTCTCGGTCAAGCGCTTCATGTTTTCTCCTGGGTGGTGGGTGACTCGATGGTGTAGCCCTCTTTGCGCAGCGCGGCTTCAACGCGCACAAGGAGTTTGGTGTAGCGCTCGCGATCCGCTTCGAGTTCAACGATGTCGGCTGCGTACGCGCTGGGGTCTGGGCATGTTGCGATCTCGTTGTGGATCCAATCCTTTGCATCGATCAGACCGCGACGCACCATGCACAGACTCTTACCGGTGATCTTCATGCCGGCTCCGTGTGCTCGGCCAGCACGGTCCAGCCGAACGAGGACCACCGAGCCGCGGTGGGCACGGCACCCGCGTGATCCGCCGCCATGTACAGCTTGATGATGTACACCTCGCGGTTGCCCGGCAGCCGGCTGTAGTCGATGCGCGCGGCATCGTCGCTGCTGGCGGGCCAGCAGCGGTCGTAGCGCAGCATGTCGATCGGGAATGGGTACCGACCCTCGACGCGGAAGGAAACGATGTACTGCCTGTAGCTTGCCATGGTGACGATCCTTGTCAGGTGTTGACGTTTCTGGTCAGGTCGAGTGACACGTTACGTCAGGTTCGGGGTGAATCGGGGGGCGCGAGCCCCTGTGTGGTAGATGCATGCAATGACTGTGCCACCGGGTGCGTCTTGAGCAGCCAGCGGTGCTGGGTGGCGAGGCACCCGGCAACCCACTGGAATGCCTTGCGCAGGTCTGACCCAGCTGGGTACTGCTTCGACGTGTTGCGCAGACCATCGATCGCTCCAGCCAGCACGTCGGCTCGTGCCTTGTACTGCGCCGGGCTCAGGAACGGGCGCGTCATGGCGGGTCGATCCGGCTCACTGAGAGAGCCAGCGCCTCAAGCCGTCGTTCCAACTCGTCGATGCGCTCGCGCAGGCGTTCGGGCGACTCCTCGCGCGCCTTCTCATCCGCAGCGTTGATAGCTGCGAGACGCTTCTCGCACTCATAGTCCCAGACGGTCCACATGCGAGGGGGCCACGTGCGGCGTTGCGATGCGGTTGGGTGCCCTTGGTTCAACGCAACGAGCAGTTCCTTCGCATGCGCTTCCGACAGGTTGTGCGTCTTGGCGTAGTACAAGACGGACGCTGGACCGCTCACGATGCCTTCTCCTCGGGCAGGTAGACCGTGTTCAGCGTCTCGATGCGACCGGTGCCCCGGTCCCACGACAGCACCTTGCTCGTGATCGACACATGCAGGCCACCGTTGTGCGCCGTCGGGTGGTTGATCGATTCGAGCAGCGCGCTCGTGCGATAGGGCAGCGCCATGCCGCGGTAGCGCACCACAGGCTTGGGTGTGGGTTGGTCGGTGGTCATGAGTCGTTCCCTTTCACGTGGAGGTGGTTCCTAGATTCCAGCAGCATGTCGTGCATCGAGCGGCCGCTGTTCTGCTTGCGCAGTTCCGCCAAGTCGACCGAGTACCCGAGCGCCGGGTCACCGAGCATGCCCATCAGGAACTGCAGATCGTTCTCGGTGACCTCGCCGGCTGGGTGCTCGCGCCGGTAGTAGTCCAAAGCCACGCGGATCATGTTCCGCTCGGCCTTGGTCAACACCAGCGGCACCTTCTCCAGGGATTCCAAGAACGCAGTGCGCGCGCTCGATACGCGCGTCGGCACCGTGTGCGTCATCCGCTTGTGGGTCTCGGGTGTGGCGCCGGTCAGAACGGCTTGCTCGAATGCTTCGCGCGCCAACTGGATCAGGAACTTGCGGTGCTCGCCGTAGTGGTCGACCAGGGCGTGCACCTCGTCTTTGACATAGAAACTAATAGTTGGCATGTGGTCTTCCAGTTGCTCTGGATTGAATCGTAGTCTGCTTTAGGGGGTCTGGCAAGGGGTTTCTGCACCTTGCACCTCCGCCCCACCCTCCTAGCTATTCCCCCCGTAAGGTATCCAGTATTTAATCAAATTAAATACTGCATTACAAGGAAGACCAATAGCCAGGAGGGTGGGGGCGAGGTGCAAGGTGCAGGATTAGCTTTATCTTCAGGCCAAGTCCTCGCCCGGTTTGCTGTTGCGCCGTAGCGCTTTGACGTTCGGCAGGTGGGCGCCGCGGGGGCTGTTTGCCGTTGTCCATTGGACGTCGCCGAATGCCGGGTCGCTGGGCTTGGAAGGCGCAGGGGCTCGGGACAGGTGGGTGTTCAGCCACGCGCACAGCGCCGACCGTCCCCCGGACTTGAGGGGGACGTGCAACGGAGCAGGCCTGAACACTTCAGGCACGTAGCCACCCAGCTTGGCGTAGTGCGCCCTGATCATGGCAGCGAGGCGCCGGCCATCGATCTGGGTGGGGGCCCAGGCGTAGCAGGCGCCGAGATCCTCGTCGAGATACGCGACGCGCCAGACCTTCATGGTTTGGCTCTCTTGGTCCCGAGTGGACCACCAGGGCGCCACGCGTGAGCCAGTCGGGATAGGTAGAAAGCCATTGCCAGGGGCCTATGCGAGGTAGGGGTGCGGAACACCCCCCAGATAATCGCGTTGCCGACTCTCACGCGTCGGATTCGGGGTTTGCTAGGCGTAGTCATGGGGCCTGCTCCAGGCGGGTCACATGGCAAATGCGTTTGCAGCGCGTGCCTTGGCTGCGCCACACGTCGATGGCGCCGCGACTGATGGCATGGCCTACGATCGCCACACCTTGCGCGCCGTCGGCGTATCGCACGAGCCACAGTTCTGTGGGCACCGCGCAGTAGTCCAGCAGGATTTGCGCGCGGGCCAACTTGCACCAGAATTCCTCGCGCAGTTCAGGGCTACGCATAGTCGTGCTCCTTGCGCAGTTCGATCGTGATGATGGTGGGCGACAGGCGCCCATCGATCCTTGCCAATCGGGCTTTCGCTTCGGGTAGGGTCTGCCACCGGCCGGGGTCGGTGATCAGGATGGGCGAGCCAAAGACATGGCTAAGGTAGACCAAGCCAAAGACGTGGCCACGCGGGGGCTTGTCGGGGTCGTGTGCGCGGCTCACTTCAGCGCTCCCGAGATCATGGCAAGGGTGCCGACGATCGACAGCAAGAGAGTGACACCAGTCACCCACTTGTGCAGGCGAAAGAAAGTCGGGCGTGAGTAGGGGCCATCGAACACATCGCCCCGCCGATTGTGGCTCGGGTCGTCGATCGACACGCGCTTAAACCGCGCGGTGGTCTCGTCGCAGTTGTATTCGGTTTTCAAAGGGAATTCTCCTCGGTGAGGTTGGTGACAGCGCCAACATACGGCGCATTGAACAGCGAACCATCGTCGTTGAAAGTCTCTTCCAGATGGTCTCGGGCACCGTACGCGATGCCGGTTGCCTCTTCGTGGTTGTCGGCGCGCACGTACAGGGTGAGGGTGATGGCGAACTCAGACATGGTGTTTGCTCCTGAGAATGCACGAAGGGGGATCCTAAGTGCACACGATAGCGGACGGGTCCTATTGCTGGTCCGCTAGGTGTGTGCGTTTAGATTCTGCCGGCGAGGGATTGAATGCCCGCGCGCTCGGCATCCAAGTCGGCGCAGTCCGCGGGGCTCGGCACAAGGGGCACCCATGGCCACCACCCTTCTACGTGTGAGGGTTCAAACCCTGCAGCGCGGCATGATGCGAGCGCAGCGTTTACTACGTCATCGCGTGTCGCGCCCGGTACCGTGCACGTGTGCAGCGCATCGAATACACCGATCGCACCATCGCGTCGGCAACGGACTTGCGCAGTCCAGAACTCGGATTTAATCATGATGCCCTCGCGATGCGTCGCAGGATCCTGCGTGCGCGGTTTGCCCGCTCGGGCATTTGACGATCGCGCGTCAAGCGCTGCAAGGTGTCTAGCAAGTCCGCACCTTGCGGGTTGCGTATGCTTAGGATCGCGCAAGGGTCGCCGCTCGTGGTCTGCTGGCGCATCCCTGCATTCGCATTGACGATTGTGTCAATGCTGATCGTGTGCCTGCGCCGGGTCAGAAACGCGGAACGCTTAGGCGCAGTCAGGTCCTGCATCACGCGTTCTGCCCATTGGGGCAGCGCTTGGCGTTCGCGCCAGTAGGTAAGGTGGATCAGTGCGGGTTTCATGATGCCCTCGCGAATAGGTAGTGTGTCTGCGCTTCCAATTCGTAGCCCTCGCGGCATCGCTCAGTGAGCAAATGCCACGGTACTACGTTCGTACAGGCGTTGTCCGTTTGTCATGATGCCCTCGCGCGCGGCATCAAAGGGTTCGCGCGCGTGCTTACTTCCCAACGCGTCGCATCCGGGTACAGACGCTGCAGGCGTTTCATCAACCGCGTAATCTGTCCTGCGCGATCGCTCGCGCGTTTGACTGCGCGCAGGATGCCTCGCGATACTTCGCGATCGTCGACTGCGCAACGAAACGGAATTGAATTGATCATGATGCCCTCGCGATTTGAATCACGCGCCGGGGGGCGCGCGGACCATGCACAACAATCGCAACGCTTGCAGCTGTAGCCTTGCGTCCGATCCCATCGCACGCGAGGCATTCGGTGCAGTGCAAGCGTTTGCCCCCTTCGTGCGATGCGGGGCACACGAACTCGCGAGACAACATCGGGTCCGCGTCGCCATCGCGCACGCGGAACGTGCGCCACCCATCCTGATGGGCAATCGCGAATTCTTGTGGATCGTCGACCGATGCCATGACTAATTCGCGCAGGCGTCGCATTTGCGATGCCATCGCGGGATCAGCGCTGCGCATCTTTGCCCATTGATGGGTATAGCCTGTGTGCCCTGCAGAGTCACGAACAAGCCACTCCCAAATGTACGCAGGCACTGCAGCCGGGTCGCCGTAGGTGCCTAGGCGCACCATCCGGTTGGCGCCGATCTCTGCGAGCGCATTGGGGCTATGCTGGCCATCGATGGGCGATCGCAGGTGCGGATAGTTTCCGCGTTTGTAGGCCATGAAAACACTGCGTGGACCTTGGCCTACGTTGACATAGCACTTGCCCCCAAATACCGGGCGATGCCTGCATCGACCGCAGACTGAGCGATCGTCGCCCGTCTTGAGCGCATGCACGGGATTGAGATCGGCTCGCAGAATGTATGTCTGCACCATGTTGCCAGTCTTTGCGTTTGCTGAACTGGTGATGGCAATTGCCACGATGGGTTCGCCATCAAGCATCGATGGCCCCTCGTAGAGAATGTGTCCGGTGGGTTTCATGGAGACACCTTATGGCGGGTTGCGTTTGGGTAGTCACGATGCAGGCGGGCGATCGCACAATCGAATTGCCGCGATCGCCCTTGGCTCGTTTTCGTGGCGCAGAATCTGCGTTGACCGATCTCGCGATCGTCGACGATCAAGCGCACCACGATTGAGGGGCAAGGGGCTACGAGTCTCATACGGTTTGCTCCGTGTGTTTGATGCGTGGCATGGTAGTCACTCCTGCGTGGCGTAAATCTCACCGAGATAGCGCCGATGCGGACTTGGGGCTTGGCGCACTGCAGCGCGCGCAGTGCGGGCGCGGACACCTTCCGCGATGGTTTGACCCGTCGGCGCCCAAACGAGGCGCCACGAGCGCAGCGCGCGACCCTTGCGAGGCATCAGGTGCGCCGCGTGGCCATTCGGAAACGAGAAACTAGGCATGGTGGAATCTCCTGCGTTGCGCGATGGTGCGCACCATAGGAACCCCGCAGGGTCCCTAGGCGTGCGAATCAAAGCTTTGACGTTTCGTTGATTCGGCACTGATTCGCATACTGCAAACCACTGCCGAAAATCCCCGTGAACGCCTGCACGAGGCGCAGCCGGTTCGCCCGGTCAGCTGCACAGTAGGCATCCCCCAGATACGCCGCGAATTGCCCGAAGTTTCCTTCGGACAATGCGAGCGCAGCGCGGTGCGCATCGTCAGGTGTCGGCGTGGCATCGGCCAATTGCGCAAGCACCATACCTGACGCTTCGCGCGCTTGGGTGAGTGCACCTTGCGCACCGCTGGTGCTTCCCCGCGTGTTTTCGATGCGCCGCAGAATCAAAATCAAATTGTCGATCATGGTCAGAACTCCCGGTGTAGCGCATGGTGCGCACCATAGGAACCCCGCAGGGTCCCTAGGCGTGCGAATCAAGCGGACAACAACGCCAGCGCGCGAGACTTGAGCGTATTCCCTGCGCCCCATTGCGCGCTAATCAAACGGTTCTCATCGTTTGAGGCGCGCACGTGGTGGTCGACATACTCTGTGACCGCGTTAAGCATGCCCCACGCAGTGCCCTGCACGCCATCCAGCGACGAGCCGATGGCGTCGCCATTGAACAGTGCAAGGATTTTCTTGAACGCTGCGGAGTCTCGCGTTGCGTCAACCGTAGCGGGCTTGGCATCGAGAATCGCCAAAACCGTCGGCTCGGCATCCGCTTCGACGATCGGACGATTCGCGAGGCGCACGATCGTGTGCCGGAAGTGATCCCATGCCGCAGTGTTCAGACCCATATAGTCGCGCACTTCTTCCGGGTCAAACACCGAGCGATGCGACAGTGAGTAGTCCGCTGCACCTTCCGATGCAGCCATGGCCAGCGTGTTGGCGCAAACGGCGCGCGTCGCCCGGCGCGATACCGTGGTTTTCAGCGAGCCGTCGGCGCTGGTGACGATCAACAACTGCGAGCGCACCTTGTCGTGCAGCGAGATCGGTGCAGCTTCGCCAATCTGCGCCGTGCACCAGAACCGCTGCCCGCCGCGAATGGTGCCCGCTGCACTGATCTCCAGACCCCCGGCGCGCACGATGCCGCGGAACAGTTCGAAGATTTCCGAGGGCTGCACCGTCTTGTACTTGGCGGACACGAGCCCGAGGCGCGCCTTGTTGTCGCTGCGGAACAGAACATGGTTTTCTTTGTCGGTGAGGGTGGTGCCCGCCGCGTCGACCACGTAGCGGACCTGCGAGCGTTTGACGCGCCATTGCATCCCTGCGTGCGCTTGCCACGATTCGAGCGATTGGTAGTCTGCCTCGGGCACTGCTTGCCCGAGACCATGCCACGGCAGACCATGGTCTGCGCGATAGGCGAATTCAACGCGGCCGTTCGTTTCCGTGAGTTCGTGTGCCATTCTGAGAATCTCCAGTGTGTGAACCGCGATGCCGCGGCACCCTCAAGCATGCGAAAAACATGCCAAGCAAATATCAACAGGTTAGCGCCGATCTCGTGGCGCGTTTTGTCGCTTTCCGCGATTCTGTGGCGTAAAACGTCACTTTGCGACAATTCGCGGCAATAGGTTAGCGGAGTGACACTGTCGCGCAACCCCCTCAAAACTGACAATCATGCGAGAATTCGCAGACTCAAACCATAGAGCGAGCCCCAATGGAAACTTCGCAGCTGCAAACACGCATCAGTGCGGACCTGCGCCCGATTGAAGCGAGCGATTCGCGCATCGGCGGGGCGCACCTGACCACACCTAGCGGGATTGAGATCGCGGCATTGTGGCGTGAACCCGGATTGATCGGCGACACGCTAGCTACAGCCAAAGCGTGCGCAGCGCACCTGCTGGACAAATTGCAGCGCGACTACGCGGGGCGCGACGTTGACCGCATCAATTGGCCATCTGTGGTCGCTGCGATTCAAGCACTGGTACAGCAGTGGAACGATGCACGGCGCGCTGCGCTGTACGCGGCGCAGGATGCGGGCAGCGGGGGTCAAATGGGTCCTGGGTCATCGACCGGGCCCGCTGGCGGGGGAGAGCCCGCGCTGCATTGACGGGGGTTACCCCCCTCCACCTCCATGCCCGGGCGAAGTCGCAAATAGCAAACCCGATTTGAAAATTTTTTGCTGCAAATTTCCCATGAAAAAGCGTCGCAAACTCCTCCCCAAGTCAAGCTGCCACCGGCGAATTCCAGGCAGGCTCTTCCGGGTGCACTGCGACCCGCACAAACCCGGTGTGATCGAGGTGCGAATCGCGCGCACCCCACGCGAGATGCATCAAGACATCCTCGCCTGGACCCATGAGATTCCCGATCCCGACGTCGCCGGTCAACTCACCTCGTACCACTCGAAGAAAATCGGGCGCGGCAGGCCGCGCATGCGAAGCAACTTCGTGGTGGGGCGCATGTTCCTGAACGCGCACGATCTGCGCGATCGGCCCAATGAAACGATCTCGCACGAATGCACGCACGCCGGCATGGCCTGGGCCCGGTTGCGCCGTGCGAATCTCGATCGCATGGTGGGCGAAGAGGTGCTGTGCCACGCAGTCGGTCGGCTCGTGAAGCAGGTGGTGCGCGTGGTGCGCGCCGCCCAGGTTTTGGAGTGAGCATGACCAACCCAGTCACCAGCATCGACAAGATCGAACTGTTCGCCCAGACGTACGTGGCCGGCGGCGCGCGGGCCTCGAGCATGCGCAACGCAGCCGTTGCCGCAGGGCTGTCCGAGGCGACGTCGTGGAACTTCTTCCGGCGGGCCGACGTGCAGAAGCGCGTCGCGGAATTGCTGAGCGAGCGCTACGGCGAACTGACGATCACGGCGCAGCGCATCTTCGAGGAGATGGGTGCGATCGCACTGTTCGACCCGGCTGAGATGTTCGACGAGAACGGGGATCTGCTGCCGGCGCACCTGATGCCGCCACGCGTGCGCGCTGCGATCGCGAGCTACGAGTTCGACACGACGATGGTGGGCCGCGGACCGAACGCGACTCCGGTGACCACCGTCAAGGTGAAGATGCACAGCAAGAACGAGATGCTCAAGCTGATGGCGCAGCACTTCAAGCTCATCTCCGACAACGAGGGGATCAACGCGCTGGCCACTGAGTTGACGAAGCAGCTGCGCGAGGGCCGCGAGCGCGCCCGCGCCGTGCGTGGGCAGGTCGGGATGACGGCGGTCGAAGATGCGGTCATAATCCCGCGAACCGCGCTGCCGGTTCCTGTCGCAGCGGTTCCTGTACGAGAGGACTACGCATGAAGGACGACAACGGCAACTTCACCCGGCGCCAATTTGCCACGCCGCCCATGGACTTCCGCGCGCTGGCCACCGGCTGCGGGCAGACCATGGACATGAGCCAGGACAGCGGCGACGCGCGTCGGCGCCGGATCATGGCCAACCCGTCGAAGCTGTCGAAGGCCGGCATCGCCTGCGCCCCGACCGCCGAAGGTTGGCAACCGGATCCCGAGGGCATGGACCCCGAGGATCTGGCCGCGATGAACTACGGCGAAGTCACCGCGGGCGACGAGATCCCCGAGCCCGCGCACCCGTGGCGTCGCGGCTGACGTGCTGCAGAAGGCCGCACCCAAGGGAGGCGTCGCCGAACTCCTGACGGATCTGGCGAGCTTCGCCGACGATCCGCTCGGGTTCGTCATGTGGGCCTTCCCTTGGGGCGTCAAGGGCACTTCGCTCGAGAAGCGCAAGGGTCCTGAAGAGTGGCAGAAGAAGGCGCTGCGGCGCATTGCGCTAAAGCTGCAGGAGGCGCCTGAGGAAGGCGTCGTCATCGAAGAGGACACGGTCGCCGGCCACGGGGTCGGCAAGTCCGCGTTCGTCAGCTGGATGATCCTGTGGGCGATCTCCACGTTCGATGACACGCGCGGCGTCACCACGGCGAACACCGAAGGCCAGCTGAAGACCAAGACCTGGGCCGAGTTGGGCAAGTGGTATCAGCTGTTCGTTGGCCGCAGCCTGTTCACGCTCACCGCCACCGCGATCTACGTCGCTGACGATCCGGACCGCGAGAAGACGTGGCGCATCGACATGATCCCGTGGACCAAGGAGAAGTCCGAGGCGTTCGCGGGCCTGCACAACCAGGGCAAGCGCATCCTTGTGATCTTCGACGAGGCCGCGGCGATCGACGACCTGATCTGGGACGTGACGGAGGGTGCGCTCACTGACGCCGAGACCCAGATCCTGTGGCTGCGCTTCGGCAACGGCACCCGCACGACGGGCCGCTTCTTCAAGAACTGCACGCGCCCGACGCGCAACACCGTCACGAGGGTGGACTCCCGCGATGTGAGCTTCACCAACAAGGCGCAGATCCAGGCCTGGATCGACGAGTACGGCGAGGACAGCGACTTCGCTCGCGTGCGCGTGAAGGGCGAGTTCCCGCGCGCCGGCTACAGCAACTACATCGAGCCCGAACTGGTGACCAAGGCGCGCAAGCGTCAGGTGCCGCAGGCCATGTACATGGCCTACCCGAAGGTGTTGGCGGTCGACCCGGCGCGCTTCGGCGACGACATGTCGGTGATCACGATGCGCCAAGGGCTGAAGGTCCACTGGCAACTCAGCCTGTCGGGCTTCGACGGGCCGGATCTCGCGGGCCGCATCTTCGAGTTGGTCCGCAAGGAACCGGTCAGCTGCATCGTGTACGACGCGATCGGCAACGGCGCGGACCTCGACTCCTCGCTCAAGCGCATCCCGCGGCTGGCCACGCCGCTGATCCCGGTGATGTGGGGTCAGCCGGCCAAGGACGAGAAGCAGTTCTTCAACCAGCGCGCGGAGTGCTGGGGCAAGATGAAGGAGTGGTTGGCCACCGGCACGATCCCCGATGACGATGACCTCGACCTGCAGCTGACGTCGCTCGACTATGGGTACGACGCGAAGTTCCGGATCCAGCTTCAGTCGAAGAAGGACATCAAGAAGAACGGGGGCAAGTCCCCCGACAAGGCCGACTCGCTGGCGCTGTCGTTTATCCCCGAGTTGATCGACCGCAAGGTCACGAACGCGAAGGTGCGGCCGCAGCAGCGCCGCACGGTGGTGTGGTCACGATGAAACGCAAGTACATGATCACGGTTCACGGGAATCACAAGACCTGGGGATTCCCGATCGTCGCGCCGCCCGAGCATGCCGAGGACTGGCGCGCCGACGGGCTCGAGGTCGACGAGATTTGCAATTCGATTCCCCTGTGGGCGGCGCGCGAGCCTATGCTCACGATCTGGATTCTGGCTCAGGACTTCTGGCAATGGCTAAGGCTCTTCTGATCCTGCTGGTGCTGCTCGCCGGCTGTGGCGGCGGCAAGGACAGCACCGGTGCGTCGACATCCCTCTCGCTGGCGCTGAACTGGACCGTGCCCACGCGCAACGCCGACGGCACTGTGCTCACCAACATCGCGAGCTACCGCATCGCGTACGGCTCGAGCCCGACCAACCTGACCAAGACGATCACGGTGCCGGCGAGCCAGACCTCGCTGAAGATCACAGGGTTGGGAGCAGGCACTTACTACGCAACGGTGACAACGATCAACAGTCTGGGTGAGGCCAGCGATCCCGCCGGCCCGGTGTCGGGGCCAGCGCAATGATTGCGCACCTCGTCCACATTGGCCCCTGGTGGCTGCGTGCGCCGCTGCTGGTGGTGGCGTTCCCGTTCTTCTACGGCAACTGGCTGTGGGACCACTTCTGCGGACCGTACCGCATCGAGTCGCTCGACGACATCACGATGGATCCATGGGACTTCTGGTTCTGGCCGCTCGAGGTGTGGTGGGCCGCGATGATCGGGGAGTTCGTACCGGTTGACGACAAGCCCTGATGTGCTAGAGTGCGGGCACCACGTTGGCGAGAGCGTGGGTTCATGGTGAGTCTCCTTGGTGTGTGGCAAAGGCCCCCGGTGCAACGCCGGGGGCCTTTTGCTTTGTGCGAGACTCCGAAGTGTCGGCCCACTAGCGTTCCGACGACAATGTTGCATAATCGGTCCCCAGCATGGTCGCAGCTTCCGCCCGCCCCCTCCCGAATTCGCCCCGCCCGATGACCGGGCGCGCGCCCGCGACGGGCACCGCGAATGGTGGGGTCAACCCGATGGTGCGGCGCCTGGGTCTGCAGGAGTTGATCAAGCGCGACGCCCCGGCGATTCCGCCGCCCGCGCAGGAAATTTCCTACGAGCACGACAGCCAGTTGGCTGGCCACGTCCGCATGGCGTGGCAGCAGAACAAGATCTACAAGCAGCGCATCGATCTCAAGCTGCTGAAGTGCCTGCGCGCGCGGCGCGGCGTGTACTCGCCGCAAGAGATCAACGACATGCAGCAGTCCAACGGTGGCATCAACATCGTGTGGGCACCGCTGACCGAAGTGAAGTCGCGCGCCGGCTCGGCCTGGACGCGCGACGTCGTGCTGCCGGTGGGCGAGCAGCCGTGGGGTATCGAAGCCACCGTGGTGCCCGATCTGCCCATGCAGATGAAGCAGGCGATCGTCAAGAAGGCGATCGCGCAGGCGCAGCAGGTGATGCAGCAGGCCTCGCAGGCCGGCGGCGGCGTGATCGACCGGGACGAGTTCAAGGATCTGGTGTTCCAGATCGGCGACAAGCTGCGCACCGATGCCGAGAAGACTCTGAAGAAGTTGGCCGACGACCGTGCCAAGCGCATGGAGAAGAAGATTGCCGACCGCATGCAGGAAGGCAACTACTACCACGCGATGGACGCGTTCGTCGAAGACTTCACGACGTTCCCCGCGGCCATCCTAAAAGGTCCGATCTACAAGCGGCACAAGCGCTTGAAGTGGGGCGCCGGCTGGAAGCCCGAGATCGACAACACCCCGGTCCAGTGGTTCGAACGGGTCAGCCCGTTCGACATCTACCCTGGCCCCGGCGCGGCCACGCCGCAGAAGGGCAACTTCATCGAGCGCATCCGCTTCCAGCGCGATGATCTCCATGATCTGAAGGGTCTGCCCGGCTACCGCGACGACCAGATCGACGGTGCGCTGAAGGACTACAGCAACGGTCACCTCGAGGGGTGGCTGTGGACCGAAGGCGAACGACAGCGGCTCGAGCAGGAAACGATGTACCTGTTCCTGTCCCCGCCCGGCATCATCGATGCGCTGAACTTCTGGGGGCGCGTGCCCGGCTGGAAGCTGATCGCCTGGGGTGTCGATGGTGTCGACCTGAAGGACACCACCCGCGAGTACGAGTGCAACGTCGTGGTCTGCGGCAGCTACGTGCTGTACGCCACGCTGAACCCACACCCGCTGGGCCGGCGCCCGTACCACAAGGCGTGCTACGACGAGATCGCTGGCGCGTTCTGGGGTCGCTCGGTGCCCGACCTGTGCGAGACCCCGCAGAAGATGTGCAACGGCATCGCGTGCGCGACCGCCGACAACCTGAGCATCGCCAGCGGACCGATGTCGTGGATCCACGTGGACCGCTTGGCCGACGGCGAGCAGTCGCTGGACATGTTCCCGTGGAAGCAGTTCCAGCTGCGCAGCGACCCGACGCAGGGTGTGAACCCTGGCATCGGATTCTTCCAGCCCGACGACCGCAGCGCCAACCACATGGCGCTGTACGAGAAGTGGGAGATCCGCGCCGACGACGCGACGGGCATCCCGCGCTACACGTACGGCAACGAGCGTGCCGGCGGCAGCGCCGACACAGCCACCGGCCTGCAGATCCTGATGAGCAATGCGGCCAAGGGCCTGCGCCGTGGGATCTCGAACATCGACGGCAACGTGATCGAGCAAGCGATCTACGACATGTTCGTCAATGAGATGCTCTACAACCCCGACGAGAGCATCAAGGGTGATTGCACCGTGGTGCCCCGCGGCGCCGCGATGATCCTGATCCGCGAGAGCGCGCAGCAGCGCCGCATCCAGTTCCTGACGATGACGGCGAACCCGTTCGACGCGCAGATCCTGACCGCGAAGTACCGTGCCGCGCTGCTGCGCGAGACCGCGGCCGCGATGGAACTGCCGGTCGACGACATCGTCCCGTCGGACGAGGCGATCGACGAGCAGCAACAGCAACAACAGCAGATGGCGCAGCAGCAACAGCAAGCCCTGATGCAGGCTGAGCAGACCAAGCAGGACACCACCCTGCAGATCGAACAAGCCAAGAACGACGCCCAGAAGTCGCGCGATGCCTCGATCCAGAACGCCAACATCATGGGCACGGTCATCAAGGCCGCTGTTCAGGAGGCGTTCACCAAGGATCGGGAGAACGCGAAGGTCGGCAGTCCAGGCGATGCGGAAGCCGTCAAGGCCCTCACGCCGGCTGTTGCCTGACAGATTGTCGTCAGACTTGCGCACGGACGACAGTTAGCGCATACAATGCGCTCCCATGCGGCTGAGTGCAGAGCAGGTGCAGTTTTTCGAGCGGTTCGCGAGATCGCCCGAGGCAGCTTTCCTCCGCACTGTGCTGCAGGCTGTTCTTGACGAGAGTCACAAGGACATGCGGACCCTGGAAGGTGCAGCGATGTACCGAGCCCAAGGCGCCGCGGTCTGCGTCGACGCACTGATCGCGAATCTCAGTGGAAAACTCGTCCAGGCGCAGCCGACCAAACGTCCAATGCTGGAGTCGCGTCCGGTACCCGCGGAAGTTTGGTGAGATGAGGGACACGCGATTGGTCGCAGCCCTCGACGTCAGCGAACCCCAGAGTCCCTGGATCGTGGAGATTTGAATTGCAGCAACCCCAAGTCACGAAAGAATTGCGTCTTCCCCGTGCTGTCCTGCGCATGTCGAAAGCTGTCGAAGCGCGCTTGGCAACCGGTGAGATGACTGCTGAACCAGCAGCCGATGCTGCACCCCCGGCGGGAGAAATTCCCCCGGCTGCGGATGCGACTGCCACCCCGAGTCCGACCCCGTCGACCCCTGCGGCCCCACCTGCAGACCCGCGGCACAGCGATCCCGAGTACTGGAAGCACCGCTTCCAGATCATGCAGGGCAAGCTGGGGCAAGAGCGTGGTCTGCACAAGGCCGAAATCGATGGACTCGAGACCCGGATTGCCGATCTGGAGACTGCGGTCTCCACGAAGGAGCAGGAAATTTCCTCTCTGAAGGCAAGCCCTTCACCGTCGAGCAGCAAGATTGACCTCGGGCAGTTCCTGACTCCCGAAGAGATCGAGCGGATCGGTGAAGACGAAGCCACCACGCTGATTTCAGCGGCGCAGAAGGCAGTCGAGGCCACCATGGCCAAGATGCTTCCCGCCGCGCCGGCACCGGCCCCTGCGGCCGCGCCTGCGAAACCAGCGGATCGGGCGACACGCGAAGCCGAACGGGCAGCGCGCGACGCTCGGACAGCGTTCCTCGATGAGCTACTGGAGTTGGTTCCCGACTACCAAGCCATCGATGAGACCACTGGGTGGAAGGCTTGGCTCGCCGAGAAGAAAGGTCCGCGCGGGGTCGAACGCCAGGACGTGCTGAACGCGCACATGCGAGTGGGTGATGCCCACGCTGTCGCAGCGATGTTCGAGCAGTACCGTACCGAGAGCGCTCTTCCCGCCGCTCCGATCACTCCGCACGCTGGTGGCGGGGGTCAGAACGAAGACCCCACACCCCAACGTAGCACCACGATGCTGCCTCCGACGGAAGCAGAGATCAAGAGCTACTACAAGCGCGCGGCGATCGGCAAGGTGAGTGATGCAGAACGCACGACTTTCGAGGCGAGGTTGAAGCTCCGCGCTGCCGCAAGGTAGCACCGTTCCAATCCCCTTTTCTTGAGGTCCAATCATGGGCGTTCCACGCAACACAGGCATTCCGGACTATGGTCCGGGCGGTTTGATCAACTACGACCCGGTCATCTACTCGGGCAAGCTGGTCGAGAAGTTCTACAAGACCACCGTCTTCGGCGAGATCTGCTCGACCGACTACGAGGGCGAGATCGCGGGCATGGGTGCCCAGGTCACCATCCGCACGATTCCCGACATCACCGTCGTGGACTACGTGACGGGCAACGGCTTGACGGCGCTGTATCCGTCGAGCAACTCGGTCACCCTGGTGATCGATCAGGCCAAGGCGTTCGCCGTGGCGCTGAACCTCGTCGACATGCGTCAAGCCGACGTCGACATGGCCGACGTGTTCGCCAACGATGGCAGCATCCAGCTGCGCATCGCGGTGGATGCCGACGTCCTGCAGACGATCCCGGCGGACGTGTCGGTGAACAACCAAGGCCTCACGGCCGGCGTCGATTCCAACCTGAACATCGGCACCTCGAGTGTCCCGTTCGGCCTGACCAAGACCAACGTCGTCGAGTTCATCGTCGACCTGGGTACGGTGCTGGACGAGCAGAACGTGCCCGACGAAGGCCGTTGGTTGGTCGTACCCCCGTGGGTCACCGCGCTGGTCAAGAAGTCTGACCTGAAGATCGCATCGCTGGCCGGTGACGGGGTTTCGATCCTGCGCAACGGCAAGATCGGTGAGATCGACCGGTTCACGATCTTCCAATCGCGCAACCTGCTGACGACCGTCAGCCCCGGCCCCGCGACGTTCCTGATGTTCGGCCACAGCGCCGGCCTCACGTTCGCGGCCCAGATCATCGAATGCCAGATGATCGACAACCCGAACGACTTCGGCTACGTCATCCGTGGTCTGATGGTTTTCGGCTTCGAGGTGATCGAGCCGAAGTACGTCGGTACCGCGGTGGTCACGCCGGGTTGATTCCAGTAGGATGGGGGCCTAGGCCCCTATCCGCTGGGTGTCGCAACTGACAGGAGTTTGAGATGAAGACGAGCAATCCGTACGGCCCCGGCATGCCGGTCAAGTACACCCCGGAGACCGTCACCGCCGAGATGGCGAAGGACGGTGGCAAGTTCAAGGCCCGCTATCCGAGCGGCATCCCCAGCAACTCGCAGAAGATGACGAGTTCTGGCCCCGTGAAGCATCGGGCCTTCACTCCCGGTGGCCCGACCGGTTCCTAAGACCGGCTGACCACCTGGGTTCGAAGCCGGCATTGCCACAAGCGGTGCCGGCTTTCTTCCATCAACCACAGAGAGAACCATGATCACTGAGCAAACCGAAGCCAAGGTCGCAGATGCCCGCGCCCGTGCTCGGCAGGACAAAGTCAATCCCCTGCTGATCAGCACTGAAGATGGTCGCCTGCTCCCCAACATTCCGCACATCCGGAAGAACCCCAAGTTCGTCATCTACAGCGGCGACGTCAAGGCGACGCTGGAAGAGCGCATGCTGTACCTGAAGTCGATGGGCCGCGCGCCCGGTGCGCGCCGCGTCGTGAACACGGCGCTCGACGACGACAGCAAGCCGTTCGACGTCGGCACGGCGACGAAGTCCGAGATCCTCGAGTTCGCCCTGGTCGAGTTCGGCCAGGACCTCGACAGCAAGGTCGACATCCGCACGCTGCGCAAGACCGTGCTCGACCTGTACGCCATGCGCGAGGCGTCGATGAAGAAGGCGACGCCCGCGGAGCAACTGAGCTAAGACGATGCTGGCATCGATCCCCCTCGACGAGGTTCGGCTCATCCTGCTGGATGCAGGGGTCCGAGCCTATTCGGCGGGGGATCTGCTCACGTTCCTCAACGAGGCGCTACGCGCCACTGCTGACGTCAAGAAGGACTTCTACGTCGTCAACGGTGAGATGACGCTCGTGGCCGGCGTGGTGCAGAACCTACCGCCGGACGGTGTCGAATTGATCGACATCACGCACAACAGCCACTCGGGCAAGGTGTGCACGCAGGTCGACCTCGACCTGCTGAAGGAATCGAACCGGTTCTGGCCAGCCGAAGACCAAACCGAAGACGTCGAGAACTGGGCCTTCAACCCGAAGAACCCCAAGCGCTACTACGTCACACCACCGAGCCCTGGTGGTTCTGGCATCGGCCTGATCGGTGTGTACGGCGCGGTGCCGCCGGAGATCACTGCCGGCACCGATCAGCTTGCTGTCAGCGACGAGAACCAGCACCTGCTGGTCAACTTCATGTTGGCGCGCGCCTACTCGATCAGCAGCAAGCGCTACGACCCGACCAAAGAGGCGTACTACATGAACGAGTGGAAGCAAGCCGTCGGCCTGAAGTCCACCGCTCAAGTTGCGATCGCGCCGCGCGTGTCCGAGTCGCCAGGGAAGTGATAGATGGAATTCGTCGACACCTTCGATCAGCTGCGCGAGATCGCGCAGATCGTGCGCAAGTGCCCGACGGCGACCCTCAAAGGGTCGTACATCCGCGCGCTGCGTGACTTCTGCGCTGACTCGCATTGGTTGCGCACGAAGGTCGTCATGGATTCGTCCACCACGACCAGTGGCACCGATGGTGACTACTCGATCGTGCTGGGGGATGACCAGCAAACCCAGATGCTCGACATCATCGCCATCCGTGGCGACATCATCGGGTTGGACAACTCGCGTGGTGGGCTCGTTCCGATCGAGTTCAAGATCCGGCCGGGCGACCCCGACACGTGGCGTGAGACCGATCCGCCGCGTCAACCACGCTGGTACGCGTACAAGCCCGAGGGCATGTTCAACCTGCACCCGCTGCCCGACATCGTCTACGACCTGATCATCCGCAACGTGATCGTGTCGCCCAAGGAAGGGGCGGAACGCGTGCCGCGCGATCTGCTGAAGAAGTACAACACGGTGATCCAGGCCGGTGCGCTGTCGTATCTGCTCCGCATTCCAGGCCAACCGTGGACCGACAAGGTCGAGGCGCGCGACCGCATGCAGGAGTACAAGAACGGCATCACCGATGCCAAGATCGAAGCCCAGCGCGCGTTCAACACCGGCGCTCAGCGGGTGCGCCCTGTGCGCTTCTTGCGGCTGTGAGATGAACGCATGCGCATCGCAATCGAATCTTTCCGAGGTGAAGCCCCGCGGATGACACCTCGGGCGCTGCCCGAGAACGCCGCGCAGTCTGCCATCAACTCGAGGCTGCAGACCGGTGATCTGGAGACGTGGCGGCAGTTTGCTCTGACCGAGCAACTCGCCAACAACGGTGACGTCGAGACCATCTACCTGCTCAACGACCGGTGGCTGTCGTGGACCGCAGATGTCGATGTGGCGCGTGGCGCCATTCCTGGCGACAACACGTTCCGCACATACCTGACCGGGCCTGACGTCTACGACCAACCGCGGTTCACGAACTACGCGCTGGCCACCACAGGTTCTGAGCCACTCCCAGTCACGACGCGACCGCTCGGTGTACCGTCACCTGACACGCAGCCGACCGCTGTGGCCGGGGTCTCGACCCTCGGTGGACCCACGATCACCGACATCCTCGACAACGGGGACCAGTTGGCCACGTCGTGGTCGACCAGTTCGCCCGTGTCCACTGCGTTCACCCGTTCGATCGTCAGCCAAACGACGCTCAGTGGTGACAGCGTTTACTCTCTTGAAGCCGACGAAAACAACGATTTTCCGGCGTTCCTGTTTCGCGATTTCGGGATTAGCGATTCTCAAGTCGTTGAAGCCAGTTGGGATGTCATCTTCAATACTGCATCGCGCAAGCGCATGCTGGCTCACGTCAAGTGCAATGTGGATGGCGCGGGGGCAGCCGTGTATTGGAGCGAGGCCGGCGGCTTCCAGATCCTGCTGACGTCTGCGTTCAACCTGCATGGCGTGTCTGTCCTAGCAGGCATCGCTGTGGGCGCCCCCGCTCCGGACATCAGGTACACGGTCACCTGCCAAATCGCCAAGAACACAGCCGGGTCGTTCACCATCACTGCGACGCTCTACTCAGGCAGCGCCCAGTTGGCAACACTCACGGTGACCAACGCGCTCACCAACAGTGGTGGTTTCGTTGGGTTCACGAATCAGGTTGCCGAACCGACGGCACCGGATCCGGTCACCTACTACGACAACATCCATGTGCGCGCCACGTCGCCCACGACTGCTGTCGAACAGATCGCGACGAGCTACGTCTACACCTTCGTCAATGACCTGGGCGAAGAGTCGGCCCCGAGTCCTCCGAGCGCGACGATTCTGAAAGACGACGGTACCGCCATCACGGTGACCACCGCGACGACCGTGCCATCTGGGTTCAGCGTCGACTACAGCATCGAGACCAAACGAATCTATCGAGCGGCCAGTGGCGCCACCGGCACCGTGTTCGAGTTCGTGGCCGAGATCCCGCTGAGTCAAGCCGACTATGTCGATGAGTTGACCGACAGCGAACTCGGTGACCCGCTCGAGACCGAGTTGTACGCGCTCCCGCCGGATGATCTGCGCGGGCTCATCGCGCTGCCGAACGGTGTGATGGCAGGCTTCCGCCGCAATCAGTTGTGCTTCTCGGCGCAGAACCGCCCGCACGCGTGGCCGGTGGAGTGGCGGCTGAATACCGACACTGACATCGTCTGCATTGGCAACATCGACACCACTGTGGTGGTCGGGACCAAAGCGTTCCCATACCTCGCGATCGGCAATGATCCGTCGGCGTACAGCATGACGAAGCTCGAGGTGCAGCAGGCGGCTGTGTCCAAACGGTCGGTGGCCTACCTCGTCGGAATCGGTGTGGTGTTCGCATCGCCCGATGGCCTGATCGCAGTGGCCGGGAACGGCAAGGTCAGCAACCTCACCGAGACCATCTTCACGCGCCGTCAGTGGCAGAACCTGATTCCGGAAACGATCCTCGCGATCGCGCACGATGACGTGTACCACTTCTTCAGCGGAGGCATCGGCGCCAGTGCGTTGACGTCCGCCGATTACAAGAGCTACGCGCTCGACATGAAGCAGACGGGTTTCGGGTTGATCGAACTCGGGTACCACGCAATTGCTGTGCACGCGAATCCGCTGACGGACAGACTCTACCTAGTGCTCGATGCACTAGACGAACCGTTCGATGCCTACCTACCGGTTTCAAGCACGGCTCCCGTGATCCGTGAGCAGACCGCCAACTCAAACATTCAACTGCTGGTGGCATTTGACGAAGCCAGCGACCCGTTCAAAGACAGCAGCCAGAACGCTTTCGTTCCGGTTGTCGTTGGTTCGTGGACACAAGGCGCTGGCGTCATCAACAGCAACAACGCATCTTCGTCAGCGTGGTCGATCACCTATGGCGCGAACAGCCCAGCACTCATCTACGACAACACGGTTGGGTTCACAGTTGAGGCGCGCGCTACCTGCAACACGAATCCGGGCCTTGGTGGTGATGGGCTCTACGCTGCGTTTTACGACTTCGGTACTTCAGCCGATCTTCGCCTCGAGTTGACTCCTCCCGGCTTGGGAACCGACTGGCAATGGCGTGTCACGCTGCAAGGTTCTCCAACATTCTATGGGCCGCATTTCGCGTTCCACACGTTCAGCCACATCGCAGTCGTGGTTCCCCCAGGTGTGAATCCCACCGCTCGGATCTATATCGATGGAGCACTGATCACCACGGTGGCTCTTACGAGCCCATCGGCAGATCCAACGAATGCACCATTTTCTGTCCAACGGCAGTCGCAACCTGTCGCAACCGGGTTGTCGGTGGACTATGCGCGACTGACACGAGGTGAGGTCTATACGGCTGACTTCACGCCGCCCACAGACTCCGACATCGTTCCGACCGGTCACAACGTCATCTATGAATTCGATGCGGAATCTGGCGACGGCGATCTCGTGCAACGGTACAAGGGCAAGCTCAACCTGCTGCCGGATCCGCGCGCATTCCTCTACTGCCAAGTCAAGGCAGAGGACTACGACAACCTGTTGATGAACCTGTATGCCGACGGTGTTCTCTTTCTCAGCGAGGTGATCACGAGCCAGGAACCGTTCACGTTGCCACTGGATGATTCGTACCAATCATTCGAGTTCGAGTTCGTTGGCACCTCGCGCGTGCGCACTGCGCAGTTCGTTGAAGACATCAGGGAGTTGGTCTGATGGCTGTCGACGGTAAACCAGGGATTGCGACAGTTCGAGACGCCGGGCGCGCCGCGCAAGGCGCGTTCGATGCCATCCGTCGGCGCATCGAAGCCCTCGAGAAACTACTGAACACCGTCGAGTTGATGTCGGGCACTAGCTCGCAGAAGAACGCGACGGTGACTGCTTCGCTCAGTTTCCTGCAGTCTCAGATCAACAACATCGTCAGCGACATCAAAGAGCTAACGGATCTGTTGAGCGGAGACGATGGCATCGTGGTCGTGGCTAGCGGGCAGTTGCTGCCACGCACTCTCGAGGCGGGATCAGGCATCGAGATCACTTTCCCAGATGGCGCCGATGGCAACCCAGTCATCGGGCTAACGGGAGCGGGCGCGGGGACCTACCCGTTCATCACCACCGAACTCGACGATGATATCCTGACCGAATCCGGTCACCGCATCCGAATCGAGGGTTGACATGCCACGCATCAGTGAACTTGACTCCGTATCCAGCGGTCCGCTGGTTGGCGATGAGTTGGTGGTCGTCGATCAAGGTGGCGTGACTGCCCGCACCACCGCTCAAGACATTGCCAACTTGGCTCCCGCGTTGACACCGGGTGAAGTGCACTGGAACGATGACATCCAGTTGATCAGTGCGCTTTCGTCTACCAGCGGCCTGGACGGCGATGAGCATGTGGTGGTCGAGAAAGGCAGCACGTTCATCCAGACCACATCGTTGTTCCTGTCTCGAGTGCTGCTCGGGTTCGCCAACATCTTCGAGCGCAACCAAAGCGTTCAACCACTCGACTTGACTGATGGTGGAACCATCAGCACGGATGCATCGCTGAGCAACATCTTCAGAGTCACTCTTGGCGGCAACCGTACTTTGGCCAACCCGACCAATTTGACTGATGGCATGGTCTTGAACTGGATCATCAAGCAAGACAGCACAGGTGGCCGCACGCTCGCGTATGACACCAAGTTCAAATGGCCCAGTGGCACAGCACCGGTGGTGGCTGCAGGCTCGAACGCTGTGTCGTTCATCAGTGCGTGCTATGACGGTCAAAGCGACACCTTGCTTGCCAACTCTTCGTTGGGGCATGCCTGATGTTTGCAGTCTCACCCGCTTTCATGACAGCCACGGGTGGAGGTGGGGTGCCTTACGTTCCCCAATCTCAACCCATCACGATCAACCTTGACGAGTCCAGCTACACGCCGTCCTCGCAACCAGTCACCATCAACCTCACGGAGGGCGCATGACAGTCCGCGTTTACAGATCAACCGATGGCTCGGCGCCAGTACTCAGCGGTGCCGCGGGTGCCCTCGCCACCGTGCTCGATGCAGTGCTGGTCAACGGCTACGGTTCCAAGACCGCAGCCGGTTGGGCCATTGAGTTCACTGGCACCAACAAGCGTGTCTACCGCGCCGCATCAGGCAATCGCCTGCGCCTGCGTGTGGACGATACCGGTACCTCGAATGCTCGAGTCATCGGCTACGAGAGCATGTCCGACGTGGACACTGGCACGGCTGGTTTCCCGACCGATGCCCAGATCTCGGGTGGTCTGTATTGGCTGAAGTCCACCCTCACAGACTCCACCGCACGTGCATGGCTGATCATCGCCACTGGCACGATGTTCTACATGTTCGTGAACACTGGTGGCGCCGGTGCTGGCTCAGCTTGGTCGAGCAACGTCAACAGTTTCGGAGATTTCACGTCGTACAAAGCGAGCGACACCTCTGGTGTTCGCATCATCGGGAACATCAGCACAACGGTGTCCTCGACCAACTCGCATGGCCTCAAGTGCTTCACAGCAGCAACAGGTTCGGCGATCAGCGGTGCGTATGTGGCTCGTGCCAACAACCTCATCGGTGGTTCGATCAACGTCGGACAAGCAGTGAGTAGTCTCATCACTGGTGTCGTGGCGTCGTACGGCAATGCGCAGACCATCGGTTCGAATATCGATTGGGCTAACGGTGCTCTCTCAAACAGTGCGCCAACGTACCCGAATGCACCAGATGGTGCACTCCAGATGGGCCGCGTCTTCATCACCGAAAGTGCCGTGTCCCTTCGTGGGTACCTGCCTGGGTTGTGGGCGCCATGCATCGGTGCCGGAACACCACCAGCATTCAATGACACGTGGTCCGGCACCGGTGATCTGTCGGGCAAGACGTTCGAACTGATTCTTCTCTCCGCAGGTTCCAACGTCGGTCGCGTCGCAATCGAAACTTCGGACACTTGGTAATGGCTGATCTCGGATCGATCGGTACCTACACCGATCTCAAGACGATTGCCGGTGTGAGTTGGTTCACCGGCACCGGCCCGTGCGACAAGCATGGGGTCCAGACCCCGCGGGGCCGGATCACCGGTGTCGCCAAGATCGCTGGTGTCGTCGCTCCTGGGCACATGGTCCATCTCGTTGAACGCAGCACGCGCAGGCTGCTGCGCTCGACTGCCGCAGGCGCCGGTGGTGTGTTCATCTTCGATGGTCTGAACACGGTCAGCGAAGACTACCTCGTCGTCATGATGGATGAGGGAGACACGGGTTCGTACAACGCAAAGACCGCCGACCGGGTGACCGCGATAGCGGTGTGAACATGATCGCAGGCACCGAGTTCCAGTTCGCCCACCCGACAACGGTGGCGCGGGCTTGTCTCGCGAAAAGGCCCGGCGACATGCGAGTTTCCGAGATCGCTGAAATCCAGGCAGAATGCGAAGCTGACAGAGCCGCCTGCTTGGTTTGCGAAGATGGAGTGTTGGTAGTCACACTCACCCCATTCAGCGATGACCCCTACGACGGCTTTGAGATGTATGTGTTGCTCGCCGTGGCCTACAGGCACGGCGCAGTTGAGCGACAAGACGCCGCGCTGCAGGCCATTGCGCGCGATCTCGGAGCGGACGCCATAGCCTTTCGCGCACGGCGCAGAGGTTGGGCGAGACGGCTGGGGCCAGAGTGGCAACGCCGCGGCACCGACGAGTTCGTGAGGATGATCTGACATGGGTGGAAAAACAGGCAACGTGGCAGAAACCCCGCAACAGCGGGCCATGGCCGATCACGCCATGAACCTCTATGCGGACTGGAAGCAGCGGTGGCTTCCGGTCCAGCAGAACCTTTCCAACCAGATCCAGCGGATGGGCAAGGAAGGATCCTTCGCGCGTGAAACCGCAACCGGGCGTGCCGCCACCGACACGGGCATCCAGTTCTCGCGCGCCGAGAGCGGCCTCGAGAGCGGGCTTTCGAATACCGGTGCGAAAGTCGGATCGTCGAAGTTCAACCTCGGTGTCACCGGGCTCAGCGAAGACAAGGCGAAGTCTCGAGGGCTCGGCATGGTCTCGGCAGACCAGATGATCGATGATGCCTACATGCAAGGTCTGGGTGCACTGACGGCAGTTGGCCGCGGTGAGCGCGCAACGGTCACCGATTCGCTGGGAGCGCAAGCGCAAGAGAGCGCACGTCAGGCGACTGCCGATGCGGCAGCTTCGCTGACCGAGCGCGCTGGCAATGCCAAGGTGATCGGTCAATTGGCCGGCTACGGTATGCAGCAGTACATGAGCATGCCAGCGTCTCAGCCTGTGGGCTCGGTGCCCGGAGGGTACCGTGCTGACGGCGCAATCTTCAATAACCCATCGGCGTACACGCCGCCAGGAGGTTAGACATGGCAGGCTCTCTGACCAGTCTCTTCGGTGGCGGCAAAGCCAGTGCGCAACCCCAGAACAACATCTTCGGGGTCAGCGCCGGATCGAAGACCTACGCTGGCGACACGTTCGCTGCGTTGACGCGTGCGCAATGGGCGGACTACACCCAGAACTTCGTGCCGCTGGAAAACCAGTTGATCCAGTACGCCACCGATCCGAACGTCGTCAGCGACGCGATGAAGAAGTCCAGCACTGAAGTCAACCAATCGTTCGATGCCACGCAAGCCTCTGCCGATCGCCGGCTGAAAGGCCTGGGTGTCACGCTGTCTCCGGAAGAGAAGCAGGCCCAGACACGATCCTACGGTCTGGCGCGTTCGCTGGCCGATGTGCAAGCGCAGAACCTGACGCGCGATCTGACGATGCGCCGGCAGCAGGCAGTCCTTGGGAATCCGGCGCCGTCGGCCGCGGCAGGTGGAGGCATCTGATGGCAAGCTATGGTGTTGGTGCCAATCTGGTCACCGCTGGCCAAGACCAACTTGGCGAGGCGACCAAAGGGTTGAAAGAGGCTGCTGACGAAGAGGCTCAGCGCAACGCGCACAACAAGGAGAACGAGGCCGCGCGCAAGGCAGGCAACCAGCAACTGGGCGGGACGCTCGGCGCGGTTGGTGGCATGGCGATCGGTGCCCAGTACGGTAGCGCTCTCGGTCCTTGGGGTGCGCTGATCGGTGGCGCTGTCGGTGCGCTTGCTGGAGGGCTCTTCTAATGCCATACGGTCTCGGTCTTGGCGCCAGCATCGCTGGCGAGGCGGCGCAGGGGATTCAATCCGGCTTCAACATGGGGCTGCAGCAGTCCCAGTTCGAAGAGAACAAACGCCGGAACCAGTTCGAGGAGACGCGTCAGACCGCCGCCGATGCGCGTGCGGCGGACGAACTCGCGCTGCGCCAGAAGGGCGAGCAACGCGCCCAGCAGGCGGCGGACGATGCCACCGCTGAACGTGGCGTCAACGCGCTGCTGGGCCGGCAGAAGGCGATCATCACCGCTGGCCAACAAGCCCAGCTGAACGGTCAACCGCTCGACCCCACGATGGTCGACGAGTACGGCAAGAACGCAGCGCTGCTCAAGCAGACGGCAAAGAACTGGGTGTCGCGCCTCCAGACCGGCAAGGTCGATCTGGACGCTGCGCCAGCGCGCGACGTCTACGCCAACATGTCCGCGGCCACCGGCATGAATCTGGCCGACATGAAAGCGTTGCCCCAAGGCGTCGATGACTGGAAGACCGGCATGGATACCGGCAACCACCAGTTGATGCTCAAGGGTGCGAACACGATCATGGCGCCGCGTCTGCGCATGGGCATCGGTGACGATGATCCCAACGGCAGCGGTGGCAAGATCGTCAGCAAGCAACTGCTCGACATCTCGCCTGCGCGCGATGGCAATGGCGTCGATCATCCTGACAAGTTCATCCCGATCATCCGCACGACGGTGAAGCTGCCCGATGGCAGCACGAAGTACTACGACGCCCCATCGACTCTCGGTGGCACGACGGACCCCAACGCGCCGGTGCAACCAGTCAGCATCCAAGATGCGATGGACTTCGTCGGCCACGCTGGCAACTTCGCCACCGCGATGAGTCATCCTGCTCTGATGTCGAAGCTCGAGCAGGGCGCGAAGGAACTGGATACCGAGCATGTCCAGGCGCTCGACGAACTGACGAACCTGACTCGGCCTACGATGAAGCCGAAGCAGATGATCGTGCACGGCGGCAACAAGAACACGCTGGTCAACATCAACGAGACCACCGGCAAGATCATCAACCAGACCGAGTACGGTGTCGGCGCAACCCCGCGCAACTTCAACCCGAACACCGGTGGCGGCGGGACGCTGCGCGCGCAACTGCGGGCGCTCGACGAAGACAAAGCCAACGGTGTCTACGACGACGATCCCGACCAGTACGAGCAGGATCGTCACGACATCATCATGCGTGCCGGTCGGGCGCAGACCGGTGCCGGCAAGGGTCCGAGCAGCGCCGAGATCAACAGTATCGGCAATGACGCTGCGAATCGCGCTGCAAGCACGCAGGGCTTGCACTACGACAAGACGGCTGGGGTCTACAAGGACAATGCTGGCAACCGCGCTACAGCTGACCAGATGAAGGGCATCGATGCCGCACGGGAAGGTGCTCTCACTGTCGCGCGCAACAACGCGGCGAATGGCAAGCGCACATCGGGCGACGAGGTCACGAAGGCTGTCAACACCGCTGCACCTCCTGGCAAACCCAAGTACCAAGAGGGCCAGACAGCAACCGGTCCCAACGGTGCCAAGATGGTCTTCAAGGGTGGCGTATGGCAAGCCCTCAAGTAGCAGCCCCGAGCGCAGATCTTCCGCCTGGGTTCACCGCTGATCCCGCCGAATTGCCGGCGGGGTTCAAGGTCGATGAGCCCGCGGCCAAGCCGGCGGGCTTCATCGAGACGGCGCTGCGCACCGTCGCGCAGAGTGCCGCGCCGATCATCCGCACTGTGGGTCTGGCCGAGTCGACGCTGCAAGGCGCGATTCGCGGCAAGGAAGCCCAGGATCAGGTCATCGCGCGCACCGAAGAGCAAGTCAAACGGCTCAAGGAAGAGTACGACTGGAAGCCGGGCGAGACCCCGAACACCGCTGGCGAATTCGTCGGTGGTGTGGCCAGCATGCCCCAGCAGTTGCTGGGCCAGGGCGTGGCCCCAGGCGTCAACCGCGCAGCCGAAGTGATCGAGCGCGGCGGCACGGGCGCCGAAGCTGCAACCGCTGGCGCGGCTACGGGCGCTGTCGCCCAGTTGCTGCAGATGTTGCCTATGGGTGCTGGCAAGACCATCCAGAAAGCTGTCGGTGGTGGCGCTGTACGTCAGACCGTCACCGGCGCCGTGGGTGGCGCTGCGACGAACGTTGTCGCGGGCGCGGCAGGGCGCGCTGTCGAGAACGCGGCGCTGCCAGAGGCGCCGTCCGGTGACATGGGTCCTCCCGAGGAGGACAAATACGCAGATTTGCGTCAGGCCCCGCTCGATGCAAAGGCGGCGCTGACTGAGGCCGGCGTGGGCGCTGCGTTCGGTGCGCTCGGTGTGCACCAGACACGGAAAGCTGCGGCCGCGCATGCAAAGGCGAACCCGCCCCCGCCACCTTTCCCCACCGACAAGATGGAAGACCTGGGCGACGGTACGTTCCGCACGCCCAACGGCAGCACGATCACCCAAGAGGATTGGACGACGCGCAGCCAGAAGATCCGCGATGGGTGGATGGAACCTGCGCCCAAGGAAGCGGAGACGCCCAAACTGCAGGAAGAGATCGATCGTCTGCGCGAGGAACACCCCGCCGGCCCGGTGGCCGACGTGCTAGTGCAGGTGGCCAAGCAGCGCGACGAGACACGGCAGAAGAAAGCGCAAGCCGATGAACTGCGTGCTGCCGCTGACAAGACCACGGATATCGAGATCAAGAAGGCCTTGAATGCGAAGGCCGACAAGCTCGATCCGCGCGAGCAGGTCCCCGTTGGTCAAACCAAAGAGGGCCAGCCCGAGATCAAGACCGAAGAGACGAAGAAGATTCCCGTCGGTGAGACGACCGAAGGGCAACCCGAGATCAAGACCGAAAAGACGGAACCGATCCCCAAGGGTGAGGTGACCGAGGAGAAGATCCCTGTTGGCGAGACCAATGAGGTCCCCGGCGAAGGCGGGCAGATCCCCGTTGGTGAAGCCAAAGAGATCACGGGCTCTGGTGTCGAACCGACACCTGAGCCAAAGGCCGGCTCCATCCCGAAAGGTGAAGCCAAGGAACTCTACATTCCACCGGAGAAACGCAATGCCGCTGATCAAGTCACCAAGCAAGAAGGCAGTGGGGCAGAACATCAAAACGGAAGTGGCAGCGGGAAAGCCACCGAAGCAAGCGGTGGCAATCGCCCTGAACACCCAGCGGAGGGCGGGGGGCGGGTCGGAGAGGAACGCACCAGCGGGCCCAAGAAACCCGGTGCCAATGAAAAAACCAGTCTTGACGTCGCCGGTGCCGGTGAAGCGAAAGGCGAAGGGCGGGTACTGACGTTCCCGAAGATCGAAGAGTCGATGCTCGGGGCGCGCGAGCCCACGGTTGAAGGTCTACCGAAAGGTGAAGACCGCGGTGTGACGCACGCGCGCAGGACCCTGAACGAGGGCATGCGCGAGGGCACCGTCCACAAGGATGGTGGCGCGCTGGCGCTGTGGGCGCTCGATCGCAACCCGAATCTGGCGCGTGGTCTGCGCATCGAACCGAAGGCCAAAGGTGATCACGCGCTCGGACTCTACGACCACGCGAAGCGCGTGATCGAATTGTTCAAGGGCCAGAACACGCGCACCGCGGTGCACGAGATCTTCCACCACGCCGAACGGATGATGCCTGACTTCGTGCAGCGCTCGATCCGTCGCGAGTGGATCAAGCACGTCAACGATCGGATCTTCGAGACCAAGGACCCGAAAGAGAAACAGGCCTTGCGCGACATCATCGCCGCATCGCGTGGTGACAACGAAGCGCACGGCCGGTTGATGGACCGGTTCAAAGATGGCACCCTCGATAAGGACAAGTGGTACCACCTGACGAACCCGTCGGAGTTCTGGGCAGTCAATGCTGCGCGTCTGCTACATGAGCGCCACACGAGCCGTGGCTCTTGGCGCTCGCAAGCCAAACAGTGGATGAAGGAGATGGTCGAGCACGTCAAGAGCGCTGTCGGCGTCCGCTCCGATTCGGCTGTGCTCAAAGGCATCGACACAGTGCTGAACCCGAAGGTGGTTCGCAGCGAGCGCTCCGGCGCCAAGATGCTCGCCGACGGTGGAGGCAGCACGCCACGGAAAGTGCCACGAGACTTCCAAGACGTAGCCGGCAAACCAGCGAAGCGTGAACTCGGTGACGAGACGCGTGGCGAACGCTTCGTGCGCTCGTGGACTGACCGCTTCAATCGGGTGCTCAAGCTGCAGAAGACCGAGGCACCGAAGAGCGAGAAGGCCGACATCTACCTGCACGATGTGCTCTTCCAGGGGCGCGCGCAGCACCGCGGCGAACTGCTGGAGAAGGAGCACATCAAGCCTTTGGGCAAGGCGCTCGAGGAAGCCAAGAAGCAAGACCTGACGGTCACCGATGCCGACGACTACCTCACGGCGCTGCACGCGCCCGAGCGCAATCGCGAGATCGCCAAGATCAACCCGAAGCTGCCCGACGGCGGCTCGGGCATGACCAACAAGCAAGCCGCGGACATTCTCAAGGGCTACACGCCTGAGCAGAAGGCAGCGCTCGACAAGGTCGCCGGTATCGTGCGCGGCATGAACAAGGCCAAGCTCGACGCGATGGTGGCCGATGGGCTGATCAAGCCTGAGCTTCGCGATGCGCTCAACCGCAAGTACAAGAACTACGTGCCGCTGAAGAGCCTCGAAGATGAGGATGCGCACCTGGGCATCGGGCAAGGCTACTCGATGCGGCCCAACGACATCAAGGAAGCGCTGGGCCGGCGCAGCCGCTCGAGCAGCCCGATCGCCGCCAGCATGATGGATGCCGCGCGCGGGATCGTGCGCGGCGAGAAAGCGCGCGTCGACCAGTCGATCTGGGAGTACTCGCAGAACAAGGACGCGCACGACTTCATCAAACCGTACGACGAGAACAAGCCACCGCCCGAGGTGATGAAGAACGTCAAGGGCTCGGATGGTCAGGTCAAGTCGGTGGTCGACCCAAACAAGGTGCGCGACTACACGCTGGATCTCGTCGTCGATGGCGAGCCCAAGAAGGTCTTCATCCCAGACCAGTTGCTGCGTGATCAGCTGAAGAAGATCGCGCAGACCAACGACGTCGGTCCCCGGTTGGCGAAGATCGGCAAGGTCACCGGCACGGTGGGCCGGATGCTGACCGAGTTCAACCCAGCGTTCACCGTCCCCAATGCGGTGAAGGATGCGATCACCGCTGGTATCCGCGCGAAGGCGGATGGAATCACCCCGCTCAAACTCCTAGGTGGCATCCCCAAAGCCTGGGGTGAGATCACGAACTACAAGCTGGGTCGCGACACTCCGGGTGCGAAAGCCTACGAGGAGTTCCTGTCTGCCGGTGGCAAGACGGGCGCCTACGGTGTCACCGATCTGAGCGAGACGCTGAAGAAACTCGAGCACATGGGTGCCGACATCAGTGATACGAAGCATGCGTCGGGCACGATCGCGCGCAAGACGAAGCAAGCGTTCGGTGCCGCGGCACACCTGATGTCGAACATGAACGAGGTGATGGAGTACGCCACTCGCTTCTCAGCGTTCAAGGAAGCCCGAGCCGTCGGCAAGTCCGTGAAGGAATCTGCGCGCATCGCGAAAGAGATCACGGTGAACTTCAACCGCTCGGGTGAGGAGAGCCGCAAGCTCAACGCTGTGTTGGTGTTCGCCAATGCCGCGCTGCAGGGTGCGCGCAACACCGTCGTCTACGCGAAGCACCCAGCTGTGGTGAAGGGCATGCTCGGTCTGACGGCGCTCGGTGCGGCCGCACAGGCATGGAACGAGAACATGGGCGGCATGGACGAGGACACTGGCGAGTTGAACGCCAACACCCAGAGTGATGTCGTCGCCGACAAGAACCTGTCGTTGATGATGCCGAACTCGCGCAGCGGGCTCAAGATCCCGATGCCGCCCGAGTACGCATTCCCGTTCACGCTCGGACGTCGGCTGTACCGGTTGTTCTCTCAGGGCAACGTAGGCCGCGAGGCTACCGGCATCGTTGGCGCTGCGCTCGATGCTGCACTCCCTGTGCGCCTGCCTGAGATCGGACCGCAAGGTGCGACGCTCTCGTCGCTCAAGGCCGTGGTGCCCACACCGGTGGCCCCGCTCGCAGATCTGTTGACCAACACGAACTACTTCGGTCAACCGATCGTGCCGGATCGGCATGACACGACGAGCCCTGCGCCATACTTCCGCTCGAGCCGGCGCACGACGTCGGAGTTCGCCAAGGACTTCTCCGAAGCGTTGAACACGGCGACCGGCGGCGACAAGATCAAGCCGGGTGGTTCCGAAAAGTATCTCGGTCCCATCGTGTCTCCCGAGGGCATGGAGTACCTCGTGGGCTACTACACCGGTGGCGTCGGCCAGATCGCGATGCAGTCGAAGAACCTCGTGAACGCTGCCACCAAGGGTGAGGATCTCGACATCAACAAGGTACCGATCGCCAACCGCTTCGCGTTCCAAGAAGCGAAGAGCTACACGAGCCGTCGGTACCAAGAACTCAAGCCTGAGTTCGACTATGCAATCGATTACGAGAAGAACGACCAATCGGCTAAGGTGGACCCGAAGGTCATGCGTGCGCTCGACGCCTACAAGGATTCCGAGCATGAGCTTCGGGGTCTGTTCAAGCAGCTGAAGGGCGCCGAAGGCAACGAGCGCACGCAGGTAGAATCCGACATCAAACGCGCGCAATCCCGAGTCATTCGCGCCTACAACGGGCAACCGTCGCAGTGAGAGGTCCATGGCAACGGCGAAGAGGAGTCCTCGGGTGGTGCGTGAAAAGTCTGGCTTTGAACGCCATGCACAGACAGTGCTCGGCGTTGTAGTCGCAGCCGGGATCATTTGGCTTGGCAACTCAAACGTCGACCTGGGCAAAGAGTTGGCCAAGGCGACGGTCTCCATTTCGCAGCTACGCGAGGACATGCGTTCGATGCAAGACCAGATCGTGCGTGCGAACGCCGATCGCGTCACGACGAACGATTTCAACCGCGAGGTGCAGCGTCTCAACGAACGCATGGCGCGCATCGAGGCGCGCAGCGAATCGAAAGGGCGCCCGTGAAAGAAGACCTTAAGCGGGTCCTCGAGGCTCTGTCACCCACCGATTGGAAACGTGGGATTGCGATGATCATCTTGTGGGCATACGCCTACCAGTTGCTTCTCTGGCCGCTTTGGTTCAACATCATCACGTTCATCAACGCGGTTCACGGAACCTCTCTGCCTGCTCCGATCATCGTGCCGTGGGAACAGCTGATGGCTGGCACCACAACGCTTGCGGCCATCGGCGGCATCCAGGCATGGCGTGACGGGAACGCAACTCCTGACGGAACGCCACCTCAATGAAACGCCTACTCGCTCTAGCACTTCTCCTCATCGCGCCGTTGGCGCACGCATTCGACTGCCTACCCAAGACGGTCATCACCCCGAACGCCAGTGGCACGGTGCTGCGCTACGCGCAGGCCGACACAGGCATCTGGGTCAACTGGTGGTGCCCAGTCCCACCGACGGGCACGCAGGACCCTACGAAGACGTGGTGGCGGCAGCAAGCCTGGGCTGCGCTGACGAAGTACCAAGCTGCAAACCCGAACCCGATCAGTGCATTGACAACGATCGCGTCCGCCGCGGATCCTGTCGGCGCATTGACTGCAGCCGACAAAGCCAGTGCTGTGGTGCCGGCTGCTGGATCTGTGGACGAGTACAACTACAAGACGCTGCTGTGGTCGGCCTGTCAGGCCCTAATCACTGCGCCGGTGGACCTTCCGGGTCCGGTGGATCCGATTTCTCCGACGTATTGTGGCACGCAACCTGTTCAGCCACCACCGGGCACCACCGACACTGTGTACATCGTGTCGGCCAACGGTTCTTCGACCACGCGGCAAGCATTCCCTGCAACGCAGAACGCAGATGGCAGTTGGACGCGCTCGATCACGAGCACGGGCAACGCAACAGTTGGCTCGACCTGTGACTGCCAAGCCATTCAGATCTTGCAGTTTGGCGCGAGGTTCTGTAAGGTCGCTGTTCCTGGCGCCACGACTCCGATGGTTGCCGGGTGTGCAGCCAAGAAGTGAGAGATGACGATCACGGTCAACATCAGTGTCACCGGTCCGGTCTACGTCCAGCAACTCTCGGACGCTGATCGAGACTTCATTCGGGTGAGCCTTCAGGCTATCATGGATGGCCAAACCAACCTTCTGAAAGGGCAAGTGAAAATGAGTGCTGAACTGGACAAACTGGAAGCGGACGTCGCCGCCGAAGCGACCGTCGTCGACAGCGCGATCGCGCTACTGCAGGGCCTGAAGGCTGCGCTCGACGCCGCCGGCACGGACCCGGCGAAGCTCGCTGCGCTGTCGGCTTCGATCGAAGAGAAGACCGCAGCGCTGGCCAGCGCTGTAACGACCAACACGCCAGCCGCC